CCGGCCGCTTTTTTTGTTTTTGGAGAATGAGCGACGTTCTCCGGGCAAGTGCGGAAACAAACAGGGTGACAGCTGCTGTCACCCCACGGAAAGCGGTTCAGAGAAAAAACTCTCTCTTTCAGCTTCTCCCCAAAGAGATGCAGACATCCATCCGAGAGCAAAAGCACGAAAATGCGGCGGCAAGCAGGGAAATAAAGACGAATAAAGGCGATTATTGCGGCTCGGTCAGGGTGTTTTCAGGTTGTTCGGAGCGGACGAGCGTGCAACCGCCTGGAAAACAAAAAATATTTTTGCAGGGGGGGTGACAGCTGCTGTCACCCTAAAACGGGCTTTTTCAGCCTGTATTGCATAATGAAGAAACACAAAATGCAGAATCTGCGAAGAAAAGTCTATAAATTCACCGATTAGACGAAAACGAACGAAAGTTATGCAATTATTCCTGCAAAACAGGGTGACAGCAGATGTCCTGTTCATTTGAGCGACGCTCCGCTATCATAATACCCGTGAGGTGGCCACCCACGAAATCAGGAACACGGTAACGCAAGGGAAAGGGATCGACCGACAGGTGCGGCGGACGCGCGGGAAGTTCCCCGTATCCGTTATGCCTGAGGTCTGCCTGCCCATGACCGCACCAGGTCTGCGCAGTTCGTTGCCGTTTCGAGATGGAGAGGGAGGTCATCTTTATGTTAATGAGCAACGAACAGGGAAGCAAGAGAGCGGCGCAGGTAGATTTCACCCGTTCCGGCTGGCAGCAGTTTGCCAAACTCAACCGCAAGCTGGGCGCACGATTCATCCGAGGATTCATTCTTCGGCATGAGCTGGCGGCATACCTGACGGCCCACGAAGCCGCTGGCACACCTCTGGACGAAGGCTGTCAGGAGGTCCGCTATGAAGACGGCGTGTATCTGCTGCTGAAGAAGATGCAGGGCGTGTGGTACATTACCGACGTTTTTGTCACAGAAGCAACTGTCGCCTACGAGCCGATGTTCTTCTGGAAGCAGATCAAGCACGGCGCGAGCTTCATTCTGGCGCACGTCCTGACCGGCTGGCGGGCGCTGACGCAGAGGATGGTGACGGGTGTATGAAGTTCTGCTGTAGCGACTGTACTAAGAGTAGCTACTGCATAAGGCAGTACGACGAAGAACAGCGTGCCAGCTGCCCCATCTTGAACGCCGATAATGAGCCGCTGCGTTACCGCAATTCCGAAGGTTACTCCGATCCCACGGCGTTCTTCGCCCTTCGCAGCGCCATGCGCAAGCCGAAGGCGGCAAAGAAACGCCATCCCCGGACGCAGGTTGTCCATTACGACTGACAAGGAGAGAAATTATCATGAACGAGAAAAACATCCGACTGGTCACGGCAGAATCCGTCCGTGCCGGTCATCCCGACAAGTTCTGCGATCAGGTGGCGGACGCCATTCTGGACGCGCATCTCAGGCAGGATCCCAATGCCCGCGTCGCCGTGGAGGCTTTCGCTACGGCGGGCAAAATCGTCGTTGGCGGCGAGATCACTTCCAAGGCAAAGGTTTCCTACGACAAGATCGTGGCAGGCGTGATCAACCGCATCGGCTACACTATGGAAGATCTTTGTGAAAACCCTCATGACCTGCTGGAGCTGGAAGTCTGCCTCCACGAACAGTCCCCTGACATCTCCGCCGCCGTAGGAAAATCCATGCTGGACGCAGGTGAAGCGCTCGGCGCAGGCGATCAGGGCATTATGGTGGGGTACGCTGCCAGCGAGACGGCAGAATACATGCCCCTGCCCGTGGTGCTGGCGCACCGCATCTGTAAACGGCTGGACGAGCTGAAGCCCACTACCCCGTGGCTGGGCGCGGACGGTAAGGCTCAGATTACTGTCGCCTATGAAAACGGCGTGCCCGTCGCCGTGCCCGCCGTAGTTGTTTCTCTGCAGCATGACGCGGGAATCGACCATAAGAGCATCCGCCGATTCATTGGCAAAGAAGTGCTGGGCAAGGTACTGCCAAGGGAACTGCTGAAGGAAGATACCAGCATTCTCATCAATCCTTCCGGAAAGTTTGTGTTGGGCGGCCCTGCCGCGGACGCCGGTCTGACCGGACGAAAGCTGGCGGTGGATCAGTACGGTCCCGTGGCACACATTGGAGGTGGCGCGCTTTCGGGCAAAGACCCGACGAAGGTGGACCGTTCCGGCGCGTATGCCGCCCGCTGGGTCGCGAAGAATATCGTGGCGGCGGACATGGCGAAGCGCTGCGAGGTGCAGATCGCCTATGCCATCGGAAAGAGCGAACCCGTCAGCGTTACGGTGGATACCTTCGGCACCGGCGTGGTTTCCGACAGCCGCATCGAGGCGGCGGTAAAAGCGGTTTTTGACCTCACACCCGCAGGCATTATCCGTGACCTGAAGCTGAACAGACCCATCTATTCTCGACTGGCCCGTTATGGACATTTCGGGCGCACGGAGCTTGAGCTTCCCTGGGAAGAGATCAATCGCAAGTACGAACTGCTGTCCGCGGCGCTGAAACAGAGCGTCCGGCAGGAACGATAATTCCCCGTCAACTATCGGAAAGGAGATTAACCATGACCATTCACATTCAGATGCTTCAGGACATTGCCACCCATGCCCGCGCCATGGCGGACAGTATGCAGGCCATCGTGGACGACTGCGCCGAGCAGCTGGCCAGACGTAAGGCTGTCGGCGAGAGCGAAAAGTCCATCCTGAACGAGCCGTTCAACAAAGCCGGCCAGAACGGATCCGCTATCGGCCCGGAGGGCTTTGCGCCCTATGACGGGCCCACTCCCTTCGACGAGCGGCCGGAGAGCGTGACGACGGCCGCCATACCTGCGGCTGCAGCGACGCCCGGCCCTGCTGAGAAGCTGACCATCGTGGACCTGCGCGCCTTTGTGGCGGCGCGTTCCACTCCGGAGAATCGCCCGAAGATCAAGGAGCTTCTCACGAAGTACGGCGTGAAAAAGCTCACCGAGCTTCAGGAAAGCCAGTATGAAGCCGTTAAAAACGAGGTGGCGGCGCTGTGAGTGAAATTCAGCATACCAGCCGCGCCCACGCCCGGCTCAACGCTTCCTCATCCCACCGCTGGATGATGTGCCCGCCATCGGTCAAGCTCTCCGAGCAGTTCGAGGATAAGCCCTCGACCTATGCGGAAGAGGGTACCTTTCTTCATGAATTGTGCGAACTGAAGCTGCACTGCTACCTGGGCGACATGACCGCTGAAGCTGTGGAAGCGCAGTATGCCGAGCATCGGGACAGCGAGTTTTACTCGGACGAGGCCGAAAGCGTCACGGATGAATACGTCGCCTTCTGCATTGAAACCATCGAGGCGGTCCGCTCCTCCTGTCCCGATCCGCTGATCATGGTGGAGCACCGACTGGATTACAGCGAGTACGTGCCGGAGGGCTTCGGTACCGGCGATCTGGTCATCGTGGCGGACGGCGTGATCGAGGTAATCGATTTCAAGGGCGGCCGCGGCGTAAGGGTGGACGCCCATCGCAACAGTCAGCTCATGCTCTATGCGCTGGGCGCGCTGTTGGAGTTCGACCCGCTCTACGACATCCATCATGTGCGCATGACCATCGTACAGCCCCGGCTGAACAACCTGTCCTCCTACGAAATGGAGGCGGACGAGCTGCTGCATTGGGCGGAGACGGAGGTGCGCCCCAAAGCACAGCTGGCCTATGAAGGCAAGGGCGAATTCTGCGCCGGCGAATGGTGCCGCTTCTGCAAGGTGCGCTATACCTGTCGGAAACGCAGCGAATATCATATGCGCCTGGCAGAACGGGACTTCAAACAGCCCGACCTGCTCTCGGACGAAGAGATCGCCGACATTCTGCCCGTGGCGGAAAGCCTGAACAGCTGGGTGCAGGATCTTATGGCTTACGCCACGCAGGAAGCGATGGACGGGAAGCACTGGCCGGGCTATAAGCTGGTAGCCGGGCGCACGGTGCGCAAATACACCAGCGAGGCGGAGGTCATCAAAGCGGCGACCGATGCGGGTTACACTGACATCTACAAAACCACGCTGCTGGGCGTTGGCGATCTGGAAAAGCGCCTGGGCAGAAAGAAATTCAGCGAGGTGCTGGGCAGGTACGTGGTCAAGCCCCAGGGCTCGCCCATTCTCGTCCCCGAAACCGATCCCCGCAAGCCGTATTCCGACGCGGCGGGCGACTTCAAGGAATAATCGTTGACAGCGACTATAAGAAGCATTTTTTCACAAAAGGTGCAAACCAAATTGAATGCCCATATGTGGGCGGAAAGGAAACTACTATGTCCATCAAAGTCATCACCGGAAAGGTCCGCGCGTCCTTCGTTCACGTTTTCAAGCCCCAGAGCATCAACGGCAGCGAACCCAAGTACAGCTGCTCCCTCATCATCCCCAAAAGCGATACCGTGACGGTCGGGAAAATCAGGGAAGCTATTGAACAGGCCAGGCAGGAGGGCGTGCCCAAGTGGGGCGGAAAAATCCCGCCCAATCTGAAGCTGCCCCTGCGCGACGGCGACGTGGATCGCCCGGAGGATCCTGCCTATGCCGACAGCTATTTCATCAACGCCACCAGTCAGGAACAGCCCGGCGTGGTCGACCGCAAGCGCGTGAAGATCACCGATCCGCTGGCGATTTATTCGGGCTGCTACATCCGCGCCTCCATCAACATCTATCCCTTCAACGCCAACGGCAACCGCGGCATTGCGGCGGGGTTGTCCAACATTCAGTTCTGGGAAGACGGCGAGCCGCTGAACGGCCGCGTCCGCGCCGAGGATGAATTCGACGCGCTGGACGATGACGACGCAGACGATTTTCTCGACTGATTTCCAGCATCGGACTCAGGCCGCTCACGCTTATATCGCGTGGGCGGTCTTTTGGAGGTGATCGTTATGCCCGTTCTCATGGGCTTGGACTTAGAGACCTACAGCTCGGCGCCGTTGCCCAAGTGCGGCGTGTATCGATACTGCGATGCGCCGGATTTTGAGATTCTTCTGTTCTCCTACGCCTTCGACGATGCCCCTATAGAGACCATTGACCTTGCCAGCGGAGAAGAACTTCCAAAAGAAGTAATTTCTGCACTGGAAGATCCCGGTATCATCAAGGTCGCCTACAACGCGCAGTTCGAGCGCGTGTGCCTTTCACGCTACCTGGGGCACTGGCTGGATCCGCATCAATGGCGCTGCACCATGGTCATGGCGGCGTACCTGACGCTGCCCGGAAAAATGGCGGACGCAGCCGTCGCCCTGGGCACAACGGAGAAGAAAATGGAGGAAGGCAAAGACCTCATCCGTTATTTCTCCGTCCCCTGCAAGCCCACCAAAACCAACGGCGGCAGAACGCGCAATCTGCCCACCGACGCGCCTGAAAAGTGGGCGGTGTACAAACAATATAACGCCCAGGACGTGGAAACCGAGCGCGCCATTCGAAAGGCACTGGAGAAGTATCCTCTCCCTGAACAGGAATGGGAACTGTACGCACTGGATCAGCAGATCAACGACCGGGGTGTGCGGGTGGATAAGAAGCTCGTCAAAAACGCCATTGCGGCCGATGCAGTGTTTGCCCAGGCAGCTTATCAGCGGGCAAAGGAGCTGACGGGACTGGAGAACCCCGGAAGCGTAATGCAGCTGCATGGGTGGCTGAGGGAACAGGGCGTGCAGCTTCCGACGCTGCTCAAAAAAGAGGTGCAGCGGAAGCTGGCGGAGATGGAGGCGGATTCTCAGACGAATGTTCAGACGGATGCTCAGGTGAACGATGCGGTGCGCGAAATGCTCCGACTGCGACTGGAGATGAGCAGAAGCAGCATCAAAAAGTATGAAGCCATGGCACGCTGCGTCTGCAAGGACGGGCGCATCCATGGGATGTTCCGCTTCTACGGCGCCAGCCGCACGGGAAGGTTTGCTTCGCAGATCGTCAACCTGCAGAACCTCAGGAGAAACGATATGGAGGATCTGGCTCTGGCGCGTTCTCTGCTCCGCGAAGGCAGAGCGGAGGAACTGTCCATGCTGTATTCCTCCGAAGCGGATGTGCTGTCCGAACTTGTGCGCACGGCGCTGATCGCCCGGGAAGGATATCGGTTCATCGTCGCCGATTTTTCGGCGATTGAGGCGCGGGTGCTGGCATGGCTGGCGGGCGAGGAATGGCGGCTGAAGGTCTTTGAAGAGGGCGGCGACATATACTGTGCTTCTGCCAGCCAGATGTTTCACGTGCCGGTCGAAAAGCACGGCGTCAACAGTCATCTCAGGCAGAAGGGGAAGATATCTGAGCTGGCGCTTGGCTACGGCGGCTCCATTGGCGCGCTTCAGGCCATGGGTTCCCGGGAAATGAACATCCCGGACGAGGAGCTGAAGCCCCTGGTAGACGGCTGGCGAAAGGCCAATCCCCGAATCGTACAGTTCTGGCGAAGCGTCGGCGACGCCGCAATGAAGGCGGTAAGAGAGCAGACGACGGTTCGTGCGGGCAAAGTAACCTTCTGCTGCAAAGACGGCGTACTTTTTGCTAATCTTCCATCCGGGCGAACGCTGGCCTATCTTGCGCCCAGACTGGAAACGGGGCGCTTCGGCTCTACGGTCATCACCTATCAGTCCTATGACAAAACGGAAAAGGCAGCCAACGAGGAAGATGAAATGCCTGTCGTCAGACGCTGGCAGCGAGAAGAAACCTACGGGCCGAAAATTGTAGAGAACCTTACGCAGGCAATCGCCCGTGATCTTTTGTGCGCAGCGATGATGAATCTGGAAGCCGCCGGGTACCGCATCTGTATGCATGTCCACGACGAGTGCGTTATTGAAATGCCTGTCAGTCAGGGCTCTCTGGAGGAAGCCTGCAGGCTCATGGCGATTGCGCCGGACTGGGCGGAAGATCTGCCGCTGCGGGCAGATGGAGAGGACCATCTGGCCTTCTACCGAAAAACGTAAGACTTTCGTCCCGGTTTTGTCCGTCCATCCTGCTTGCTGTTTTCGCCGCAAAGAGCGAATATGTCCCGGAGGAGCAAGCCATGCTCCCTCATCATCCCCGGCATGACAAATGGTACTCAGCAACATGACAACTGGTACTCAGCAATCGGATGAAGGAGGAGGACGCCACTATGCCGCTGCGGCGCCGTATGAAATCACTGGCAGGCAAGCAGAGACGTGCCAGAGAATGGCAGCACCCCATATGGCTGCAAAAAAACACGGAGGGAATCGAAAATGAGCTATGAGGAACTGAGCCGGCTGGTGGGCCGGGAATTTTTCAACGCCGGGGTACGGTATTTCGCCGTTGCGGCGGGTGAAGAGAAGCTGCTGTTTTTGGAGTATGACGAAAGCGGCGCGGCGGTTAAGTACGTCGTTGCCGAGCATCCCTGGCTGGAGGACGGAGATCTTCGCTGGGCGTCAGGCGAATATCTGAATTTCTGCCACTACTTTACCTCCGGCGAAGCTCTGCTGGGCGCGGCCCGCGTCATGCACCAGACCTGCCAATAAAACGATCATCAGGAGGAAAGATTCTATGAAATGGCCGACGAAAGAGGAAGTTGAGCAGGTACGGCGGGCGTACCCGCCCGGAACCATCGTGAGACTCGTTCGGATGGACGATCCGCAGGCGCCGCCGCCCGGAACCATTGGCAAAGTGATCGGCGTAGACGATACGGCCAGTTTGCTGGTCGAGTGGCAGACAGGCAGTTCGCTCAATGTGCTGTATGGAATCGATCAGGTGAAGAAACTCTAAAAACTACATTTGGACATAAGCAGCCGAAGAAGAACGGCTGCTTTTTCTTTGGCCTATACACCCCGATACATCAAGGAGGATTCAGAATGCAGGTAAAGTATGACCGCAAGCTCCTGATCGCCATTGGCAGGAGCCGGAAAGCGTCCCAATGGCAGAACAAAGAGGTGCTCTGGAGCGGGTTTCTGGACAAGCTCGCCACCACGACCCGCACCCGAGAGACGGTAGCTGAATATGCAGCGCTGCCCAAGGGCGAGCGCGATACCATCAAAGATGTGGGCGGTTTTGTCGGCGGGTATCTCAAAAATGGGAAACGCAACAACGCAAGCGTGGTCAACCGCTGTATGCTGTGCCTGGACGCAGATAACGCCGATCCCGGTCTCATGGACGATCTGGACATGACGTTTATCAACGCCTACGCCCTCTATTCTACTCACAGCCACACCCCGGAAAAGATGCGCCTGCGGCTCATCGTTCCGCTGACGCGCACGGTCACACCGGACGAATACGCTGCTGTTTCCAGGCGCGTTGCAGATGATCTGGGTCTTGAGCGCTTCGATCCCACCACCTTCGAACCGGCGCGACTCATGTACTGGCCCAGCACGCCCGAGGATGGCGAGTTCTTCTTTCATTGCGAGGACGCTCCTTTTCTCGATCCGGATGAGGTACTGAAAACCTATGCTGACTGGCGGGACGCCTCGCTCTGGCCCACGACGCAGCCGGTGGAGGAACGCATCCGGCACACTGCCGGCAAGCAGGAAGATCCTACTGAAAAGCGTGGAATCATCGGCGCGTTCTGCCGGGCGCATACCATTACCGATGTGCTGACTCATATTCTCCCCGACCGATATACGCCGACGGAACAGGACGATCGTTACACATATATCGGCGGCAGCACCACGGGCGGCCTGGTGGTTTACGACGACAAGTACGCCTTTTCTCATCACGCCACCGATCCCGCAGGCGGCAAGCTGTGCAACGCCTTTGATCTGGTGCGCTGGCATCTGTTCACGCCGGGCGGTACCGCGCCGGATGGCTCCATGGTGGGCGACGAGAAGAGTTCTATCAAGCGGATGCAGGAATACGCCGCACAGGATGAAGCGACGAAACGCCAGCTGGCCGAGGAGCGCAGCGCGCAGGCCATGGAGGAATTTGGTGATCTGGATACCGAAAATAGCGCTTCCGTTTCATCGGGCAATGCTTCAGATGAAAACTGGCAGGACGCACTGGAGATCGACAAGCAGGGGCGCGTGAAGGATACCCTCGGCAATCTCGCCCTCATCCTGCGCAACGATCCCAAGCTGAAGGATATCGCCTACAATATCCATCGCAGCGGCATCGACATCCGCAGGGATGCGGACGGCAAGACAACGCTTCCCTGGACGCAGCTGAAGCCCGGCTGGAACGAATCCGACCTGGGCGCGATTCAGATTTATCTGGAGCGGGTCTACAATCTGTACACGCCCAGCAAACTGAAAAGCATCCTGCTGGCCATCGCAGCCGAACGCAGCTATCACCCCGTTCGAGACTACATCGAATCCCTTCCCGACTGGGACGGTATCCACCGAGTGGACACGCTGTTCGTCGATTATCTGGGCAGCCCGGATACGCTGTACATCCGAGCCATTGCCAGAAAGATGATGGTCGCCGCCGTGGCGCGCATCTATGAGCCGGGAATCAAGTTCGACAGTGTGGTGGTGCTGAACGGGCCGCAGGGCATGGGCAAGAGCTCTTTCTTCGCCAGGCTGGGCGGCAAGTGGTTCTCCGACAGCCTGACCATCAGCGACATGAAGGATAAGGCCGCGCCGGAGAAACTGCAGGGCTACTGGATTCTGGAATTGGGCGAACTGGCGGGGCTGAAAAAGATGGACGTTGAAACGGTCAAGGCGTTCATCACCCGACAGGACGATAAGTTTCGGCATTCCTACGGCTACAGCGTGGAAGATCATCCACGTCAGTGCATCATTGTGGGCAGCACGAACAACGGCGACGGTTTTCTGCGCGACGTTACCGGCAACCGCCGCTTCTGGCCGGTGACCTGCACGGCCAATTCGCCGCATCGCCCGTGGGAAGTGGAGAGCGTCGTACAGCAGCTGTGGGCAGAAGCCTGGCAGCTGTATAAGAACGGCGAGAAGCTGTTCCTGACGCCCGAAGAAGAAAAACAGGCGGAGATGGAACAGACGGCTGCGCTGGAGAGCGACGTTCGCGAGGGCATGATCGCGGAATACCTGAACACACTGCTGCCGGAGGATTGGGATAAGATGGATCTGGCGGAGCGCCGGGGCTTCCTGCGCGGAGATCAGTTCACAGGCGGCAATCGCACGGGAACCATCCAGCGCACGACCGTCTGCGCCGTGGAGATCTGGGCAGAGTGCTTCGGAAAAGACCCTTCCACGGTCAAGCGCTCGGACACTTACGATATCTTCGGTATGCTGATGAAAATCGGCGGCTGGGAGAAGTACAGCGGGAACAGGAACGGACTGCTGCGCCGTCCACCTTATGGGCCGCAGAGGTGCTATGTGCGAAAATGATTTGAACAGCTTGCCGCAAAAGGTCTACCTGTCTACAGATTGTGGGAGCACTTCACTCAGATTGTTTACGACGAGGCGTAACTTAGTGTAACGAAGGCCGATAATTACGCCTGTGGGCGTAACGGTAAAACATGGTTACGGTGTTCGTTTCAGTCCGTTTACAGGTCTATATAATAGGAAAGGATTCATTGCTGTAACGTGTAAACTCAATTCTATATAGAGTATTTGAAAAAAGAGGGATAAAAGAGAAAATGAGCGCGTATATGCCCGAATGCCTGTACGCGCGCGCGGGAGAATACAACGCAACGTTTCAGGATCTGACGCTGTAAGGCTGGGAGTTTCAGGGTAGCGGCATTTTTGCCGTTGATCCTTTTGCTGACAGCCTTTCTTTTGCCCGTTTTCTCCCCTGATTTCTCATGAGCCTGCAAAGTGTGGAATGCTAACGCCAAAGTTTGCTACCGCATAAGGTATCTGCTCAGTAATTCTATACGTTATCAGTCTATCAGTCGCCGGCACGTTGTCCGGTGCAGGAAGGAGGTTCATTTTGCCGGGTGAAAAGGATCTGCACCCGTACCAGAAGTTCTGTGTGAACTTTTTGGAGGAGAAGCCGCAGTGCGCTTTATTTCTGGACTGCGGTCTCGGAAAAACCATCATTACGCTCACGGCCATCTCGCATCTGCTGTATGACAGCTACGAGGTGAGCCGTATTTTAATTATCGCCCCATTGCGTGTAGCGCGGGATACCTGGATCAGCGAGCTGTCCAAATGGGAGCACCTGAAAGGGCTGCGGATGGAGCGCATCCTTGGAACACCCAGGGAACGTATCGCTGCTCTCTCTCGAAAAGCGGAACTGTACGTCATCAATCGGGAGAACGTGGAATGGCTGGTCAAACACTACGCAGGGAGAAAGCTGCCCTTCGATATGCTGGTGATCGACGAGCTTTCGTCCTTCAAGAACAGCCGGGCGAAGCGCTTTCTGGCGCTGAAGAAGGTGCTGGGGCAGTTCTCCCGCGTGGTGGGGCTGACCGGCACGCCTGCACCCAACGGTCTGGAAGATCTGTGGCCGCAGGTTTTTCTGCTGGATCGGGGGCAGCGGCTGGGGCGCACCATGCGCAGCTACCTCGATCTGTATTTCACTACGCCCAACAGCTGGCTGCCCTATAAGCACGAGCTGAAGCCGGGCGCAGAGGAGCAGATCTATCAGCGACTGAGCGATCTCTGCGTGTCCATGCGGGCAGCGGATCATCTGCAGATGCCGGAACGCATTGACAACATTGTGGAGCTGACGCTCTCGCCCCGGGAGGAAAAGCTGTACCGGCAGATGGAGCGGGACATGCTGCTTCCATACGCAGATGGCGATGTGCTGGCGTTGAACGCGGCGACGCTGGCGGGCAAGCTGCTGCAGCTGTCCAACGGCGCGGTGTACGATGAGTTCCACAACATCCGCGTGATTCACGATAAAAAGCTGGACGCGCTGGAGGATCTCATCGAAGCCGCCAACGGCAAGCCTGTACTGGTGATGTACGCCTACCAGCATGATCTGACACGCATTCAGCAGCGTTTCGGGAAGCACAGCCCGGAGAATCCCACCGGCGTTCGAGAGCTGAAAACCTCCGCCGATCTGGAGGATTGGAACGCAGGGAAAATCCCCGTCGCCGTCACCCAGCCCGCTTCCACCGGGCACGGCCTGAACCTGCAGCACGGCGGCAGCACCATCGTGTGGTTCGGGCTGAACTGGTCACTGGAGCTCTATGAACAGGCAAACGCCCGCCTGTGGCGACAGGGACAGAAGGAAATAGTGGTTGTTCATCATCTGGTGGTAAAGGGCACCATGGACGAACAGGTCATGCGGGCGCTGCATGAGAAGGCGGCGGATCAGAACGCGCTGCTGGCAGCAGTCAAAGCACGGATTCAGGAGGTGAAGTGATATGTTGGAAAGAGAGATTGTGGCTGCGATCAAAAAATACCTTTCATCGCTGGGCAGCGACGTTTTCTTTTGGAAGGAGCACGGCGGCCCTTACGGCTGTTCAGGGATTCCCGACGTCATCTGCTGCTATAAAGGCCGCTTTCTGGGTATGGAATGCAAACTGCCCGGCGGCAGACTGACGGAGCTTCAGAAGCGCGCCATTGAGAAGATCAACCGCGCGGGCGGCGTCGCCTGCCGGGTGGAGAGCGTGGAGGACGTAAAGCGCGTGATCGAGCGCGTGGATTTGGAGAGGAGCGATACGAATGCCTGAAAAGAAACTGTATGACTTAGCGGTTGATCCTGAATTCCGGGATCTGATTCCGCCGCTGAACGAGGAAGAACTGAAGCTGCTGGAGGAAAGTCTCATGGCGGACGGCTGCGAATCGCCGCTCACCGTATGGAACGGTGTGATTATTGACGGTCATAACCGCTATGCGATTTGCCGGAAGCACGAGATCCCGTTTTCCATTCAGGAGAAGAATTTCAGCAGCCGTGACGACGCCATGCTGTGGATGCTGCGTAACCAGCTGGGGCGACGCAATCTGAACGATTACCAGCGCGGCGAAATGGTGCTGGTGCTGAAAAGCAGGATGAAAACGGAAGCAGAAAAACGCAAATACGCAGGTGTTTCGGATTGCGACCTTCCTGAAAATTTTCAGGAAGGTCAGGCAAGTGAAAAAGATCGTAAGGGGCGTGAAGAACGAGAAACTTATACCCGTCTCGGAAAACTTGCCGGCGTGTCCGGCAGACAGATGCGAAAAATTGACAAGCTCGCCAATTCCGCCGATGAAGCAACAAAGGCAAAGCTCCGCAAGGGTGAAGTGTCTGTTCACCGTGCCTACACTGATCTGCTGGAAAAGGAGCACGAGGGCGAAACCAAAATCTGTGAGCGCTGCAAACAGGAAAAGCCTCTGTCGGCCTTCTCGATCCCGTCCAATCGCCGCAGCTTTTCTTCGGTGTGCAGGGACTGCGAAAAGGAGATCAGTGCCGTAGCGAAGAGCGCGGCGGAAGCTGCTGCAAAACCGGCGGACATTGCTGCAAGCTCCGAACCGCCCTGTCCCATCCCCGGCATGGTAATGCACAACGGCGCGCCGATTCATGTGGAAACGGCGCTGCCCGATACCCCGGAGATGTTTTGTTATGTGGCCGATCTGGTGAAAAGCTGCTGCGATTCCTATGTGATCGGCCTGACCTCGGCCATGCGCCGCTATTCCAGCGGCATGGGCAGTGAGGAACACAACGCCCAGATTCTGGAGATGGTGCGCCGCACCAATGAGCAGGTACTGACGATTCTGAACGAACGAATGGAGGAGAAATGATCATGAGCAGAAAGAACAAAAACGGAAAGCGCAGAAACTATACCCCCAAGACCTACGGCAGGGATTTTCTCACGCCCACGCCCATTGAACGGGCGATTCAGGAGGCGAACAAGCCCGCTTCCCCGCAGGCCGTGGCCGTCAGCGACCGCATTGCCTGCGACGATAAGTGCAGCTATGAATACAAGCGGATGCCCGCCGCATGGCTGGAAACGGATTTCAGCTATCAGCGAAAGATCGACGCCGCCCGGGTGAAGCGGATCGTGAACAGCTTCGATCCGCGTCTGGCCAACGAGGTGAAGGTCAGCTTCCGCGACGGAAAATTCTATGTGTTTGACGGTGCGCATACCCTCAGCGCGCTCAAGCGGATTCATGGAGAGGAAGCCTTCATGGTGGACTGCAAGGTATATTACGGCCTGTCCTATGAGGACGAGGCCTATCTGTTTGCGCTGCAGAGCGGCGAATCGAAGGACGTGGCCTTCAACACCCGCCTCCGTGCGCTGATGATCTCCGGCAGTCAGGAGGCGACGGATTTCAGAGCGCATACGGCGCAGGCCGGTTTTCAGCTGGCGGACGGCGCGGGTAGCGCGACGAAGAACACCATCGCCGCCATCGCCAAGGCGTACCGCCTGTACAAAGAGTACGGCCCGGAGCAGTACGTTCAGATTCTGCAGCTGATCGCCGATACCTGGAACGGCGCGGCGTGGAGCGTGACGGGCTATCTGCTGGGCGGGGTGGCCGTCTTTCTGCGGGAGTACGGCGAAGAGTACAGCCGAGGTCGTTTTATCAAACGCCTGCGCAGCGCGACCTATGAGACGCTTCGTGACGAGGCGCGCAGACAGCAGCGAGGTTCCTCGGATGTGGCGCATGCCCTGGCGATTGTGAAGCTGTACAACCTGACGGGCGGACGAGGCACGGTGGATCCCCGCAGGCTGACGGTGCTGGATTGAGGAGCACGGATATGAACGAGAGATGTTTTGCCCATAGGCGCAACGGAAAATGCGTCGCCCTGACGGGAGAGCAGTGCGCGGGCTACGCGGTCTGCTCATTCTACAAGCCGATTTGGAAGCATGCGCAGGATGTAGCCAGAGTCAATCAGCGCTTGAACCGGCTGCTGATTCAAAAGCAGCGGGCCATTGCAGAAAAGTACCATAACGGCGAGATGCCGTGGAAGGGAGAAAATGAATGACGGCCCGAGAGTATCTCACCCAGGCGCGAATGATCGACTCGCGCATCAACAGCAAACTCATGGAGCTGCAGCGAGCGCGGGAACTGGCGACCAAGGCTACCGGACTGGTATCGGATATGCCGCGGAACCCCTCTCCCGATCTGCAGCAAATGGAAAGCCGCGTTGTGAAAATCGTAGATCTGGAACGGGAGATCAATGCGGAGATTGACGAGCTGGTGGATCTGAAAAGGGACATCCGGGAACTGATCGCGCAGATTCGAAAGCCGGAGTACAGGACGCTTCTGGAACTGCGATACCTTGGATTCAGGACATGGGACGCTATTGCCGAAGAGATGGGTTTCGAACCGAGAACCATTTACCGCTTTCATAGCAACGCCCTGCGGGTTGTCGAGCGACTTATGCGCGCCGAGAAAAATTCCTGAGATTTTTTCTCCAAAAGCGCAAAATGTCATTGTTTGTCAGTATCCACCTGTGCTATGATGTATGCTGTCAAAATCAGATGAACACCAAAGAGCAACTCAATTCAGGAGCAGTGCGGGCAGATGTCCGGCTGCTCCTTTTCATTGGAGGAAAGGATATGAACGAAACGCATCAGGCCAGAGCGCCCACCGTCCCGCGCACGGGGCGACCCAATCGGGAACCGCTGGATGCGGACGAGGTTATCGCTTATGCGATTGCACTGGCAAAAAATTTGGGCGTCTCGATTCCAAAGCGCAAAAGGCTGCGCCGGATGCTGAAACGGAGGATACCCATTCCCCAGATATATCAGGGCGCGGATTACCGGCTGTGGGTGGATCGGTACTACATCGCTGCCCAGTGCCTTGCGGATGAAAGCGTGCGCTACGTTTACCTGACCCGGATTCACATCCGCAGCGAGACGCTGGCGGATCAGCGGATGAAAAGGCTGTACGGCGTTCCACTTCTGGATTCAGAAGCGCTGGGGCAGTTTATCGCGGCCCGATGCGCCATGGAACGCTTCCAGACCGATTATGCCCTGCGGCTTGCCTGCCCTGCTGATGGCTGTACGGCGCGGCTGGATTTGGAAGCGGCATGGAGCTGCGCGTGAACGCACTGCCCGACACAGGGCAAACGTCGCGATCACGGAGCTCGCTGAAGCAGAAAAGGCCGCCCTGCGGCGGCGATTTAAAAGCGTCAGGCCAGCTGGAACCAGATGGTCAGATAGCCTGCGGGCGTGGGATAGCAGAGGTCAACTGTGGGGTCGGCGAAGAATTTCTTCTTCGCGTCCTCGATCATGCGACCATAGCGTTCCTCGCCGCAGAGCTGCTTGACATACTTCATGGTCACGGTTTCGCCTTCCAGCAGGAAGGTCTTTCGGATGGTTCTGCGCATAATAAGCGTCTCCATTTCAAAGATTTTTCCTGCTGCGTTTGGAAGCTGATCCCAGAATCACGGGCTTTTCTTCCAGAAAGATTTCATAGTGATTGCCGCAATAATCGCCATCCAGCCAGCATTCATAGCTGAGCGGGTTGCGCTCGAACTGAAAATCTTCTCTGTCCTTCCATCTGTAAATACAGCCTTCATTGGCCTCAACAGCCAGCTGAGATTGAAAAGCGCGGACAGCATCCTCCTGGTTTGCATACAGGAGTTCATTGTGTCCGCTTTCTTCATCCACAGACCAGTTTTCAATCACTGCCCAGACGCAAATGGCTTCATGGCCATTCAGAAGGTTGCCCTGCAGTGTAAGCATCTCGTGAGACATACTGTTTCTTCCTCCCTTTCGATTCAGAAGCTGAGTTCGTAATATTCGCCGCAATCGCCCCAGGCGTCGCGCACCGCGACGATGAGGTCGCCGAAGCGGACGTAAGCGTTCTCTTTCAGAAAAGGCGCGTCCTGATTCGAAAGCTGCGTGATGAACTCGCCGATATCGCTATGCAGCGTGGTCTTCATGGTGATAACCTCCCATCGTATTCAGGAGCATGGCTCCTGCGGGTATCCCGCGACGCGCCCCGGCGAGTTGTCGGAGTGCGTTTCGGCTGGTCCCTCCCAGTCATCGTCAGGCGGGTCAGTCGCTGATACGTTCCACTCCGGTGATGGCGACGTACATCTTCCGTGTGTGAAACTTTCTGACGAAGCGTCGCTTGGCCTTTTCCCATGCTTCGTCAAGCGTGTCGGCGGTAACAGTCATTTTCTCACGGGCCATAGCCTGTATGGAATCGCTGCAGGTAAGAATGTACTTCATGGTGATAACCTCCCATCGTATTCAGGAGCGTGGCTCCCGCGGGTTTCCCGCGACGCGCCCCGGCGAGTTGTCGGAGTGCGTTTCGGCTGGACCCCTCCCAGCCATCGTCAGGCGGGTCAGTCTTCGTCATCGGCGTCCTGCTCGTGGAATTCCTGCATGATTTCATAGATTTCCTGCGGGTCGCAGTCGATACCGTCGTACCTGCGAATGTCCTCGGCCAGGGCGATGGCGTCCGAAAGCGTCCAGCCATTGTCCTAGTCCATGTTGTCGTAGAGCTTGCCCAGCAGAAAGGCCGGGAGGTCAAAAGTTGAATCCATCATGATGTGCTTACCTCCATTCCAAAGCGTCAGTCGTTGCGGGGCGCCAGCAGGCGGAAGGTTTTGCCTCGCGCCTCAATCTCATAGCAGTAGAGCGCGGGCGTGACCTCGCCCCAGCTGCTGCGGTTGATACGGGTCACGCGGGTGATGTCCGAGAGCTTGCAGCTCTTCATCCGCGGCTGGCGCTGGACGTACTTCAGCGCCGCGCATTTGAAAGCGTCGGGCAGGTTTCGGCGAACGCTCTCGTGACGCGCTTCCCGGCGCGCGCGGCGCTTTTCCTGAATAGACTTGCCGGTTTCCACGTCGGTATAGTAGTTCTCGCCAATCTGGCAGAACTCGATTTCGGAGAGAATCTCCAGATGGTTGTTCCAGATGGTGTTGCCCAGCGTGTCGAAGCAATTCATGCGGATGCGGTCGGTATTCCGGCCAACGATGAGCCGGACGCCGTCGGGCTTTTCGCCGCGCCCGGCGCTGTGGTCGAGCAGCACGCGGATGATTTCATCGCCCTTGTACAGGTCGACATGGGCGATTTCGCCCTGGGAACCGTTCATGGTGCCGGGGTAAATTTGATAGCCCCGGCTCAGCAGTTCGGCAACCTTCTCGGTGAAGGCGCGGTTGATATCGTTCTGGTTCATGATAGTACCTCCTTCTCATTTGGAAGCTGTGGCTCCCGCGACCCCTTGCGGGGGTTTCGGCTCCTGCCAGAGAGCCATCGTCAGGCGGGTCAGAGGTACTGGTCGAGGCTGTCGACCATCAGGGGGTCGTTCCGGCACCACTCGGCCACCGCGTTCAGCAGCCACTTCTCGAAGGCGGCGTGGGAGTCGAACTCGTCGGCGCAGAAGGCGGTGCGGTCGCCGCCTTCCATGTAAGATTCCAGGTCGTCGGTGAACACCAGCTTGCCCTCAATTTCAAAGAGCTCGCGGTCGCTGAGCGCCTTCCAGGCGGCGACGGCCACCTTGCAGTAGCCATCGGGCAGACGGGTAATCTTGTATGCGCGAGTCATAAACATCCTCCTCTCGATTCAGAAGCTCAGGCGAAGAGCATGACGTAGTCGTGGGCGGCCTGGGCGATGGCGGCGACTTCGGCGGCGGTGGGCGCGACGTACCACTCGGCCCTGCCGCAGTCGACCCAGATGTGCGGGCAGCAGATTCCGGAGCATCCGGCCTTCCGGGGCGCGAAGAAATCGCTGAAGCGGAACCGCAGGCAGTCGATTTTTCCGTCGGCGGTGCTGAGGATAGTGACCTGCAGCGCGTCATACTGGTCGGCCACGCCGCTGGTGACGAATTCCAGCCGGGCGCGGCGGCTGCCGCTGAGGGGAATGAAGCAGGCACGGCCTGCGTAGAGCGCCTTGCAGGATTTGAAAGCGGTGGTTTTGCCGGTGAAACGGCGGAGTTCCTGTTCGAAGAAATTCATGGTGACGCCTCCCTGATTTCAAAAATATTGCGGGCTTCCCGCGACGCTCGGGGCGTTTCGGCCCGGGGCCACCGGGCCATCGTCAGGCGGGCGATTCGGAAGATTACTCTTCTTCCTCTGCGCCTTCGTCAAGGTCGACGTACTCGTCGCTTTCGAAGAGGCAGTGCGGCGCGTAGTCGTTGCCGCCGTATCCGCTTTCGCAGACGTAAACCACGCCGTCCTTTTTCTTGACCGAGGCAACCGCGGTGCAAAGGGGCCAGCTGGGCTGATAGGCCAGTTTCACTTCCGCGTCCTCGTCAAACATCTCCAGAATCTCCATCAGCTCACGTACCGTCATTTTTAAGTCCTCCTCGATTTGAAAGATATTGCGGGCTTCCCGCGACGCTCGGAGCGTTTCGGCCCGGAGCCGCCGGGCCATCGTCAGGCGGGGATATTTCAAAGCATCTCGCAGGCCTCGAAGGCGGCGAACTCTTCCTCGCTGGGCAGACCGCCGGCAGCGGCCCAGATAAGGTCGTGGGCGGTGCGGGCCATCTGCCGGTTTCCAAGCCTTACCGCCGTGTGGGCAAGCTCCAGCGCCTTGCGGCGGCAGACCGCGTCCGATTTGAAACCCATGGCGATGCGGGCAGCGGTGCGGGCATAGCCGCGGTACGCCTTCACCTTGCGGTTCACCGAGCGGCCAAAGCTGCCCGTTGCGGCCAGTTCTGCCGCGCTCAGTTCCAGAGTGCCGGCCCGGTCCGCCGCGGCGGACGCTTCCCGCAGGAGCTCGGCGGTGGTAATGGCACCCCTCTGGTAGCAGGCGACGGCCCTGCCCAGTCGGGCGATGGCGGCGTCGGTGCGGCAGCGCAGAGAGGCAGCACGGCGGAGCGTGGCGTTGGATTTTTCCTTCATGGTGAGACTCCTCCTTCTAAAAACTGTCCGCCGCATGTTTCAGCGGCGGATTTCGTGATTCAGTTCCTCGGCCAGGGAGACCAGTTCGTCCGCCTGGTCGCAGGTCTCCTGCGCGGCGCGGCTGGCGATGAGGTGCGCGGCGAAAACGTCGGCGCTGGTCTCCGCTTCTTCGGGGTCGAGGGTGTCGGCGGCGCTTTCGCAGGCCTTCTGGGCCGCGCGGCAGAGCCAGTAGGCGGCGTCGCCCACCTCCCAGGCGGACGGGTCCTCCGCGAGCAGTTCCCTTGCCGCGACGGCGGCCTGAGCGGCGAGATTCGCGGCGACGGCGGCCGCGCGGGCTTTTCGGACTTCGAGTTTCATGGGGCAGACCTCCTGCGTTGGTTTTGCGGGCTTTCCGCGACGCTGGGGGCGTTTCGGCTGGGAGCCCTCCCAGCCATCTTCGGGCGGAGTCGTAGTCAAAGCGGCGGTGCGCGTTCCATCCGGGGTTCCTCCTTTCCTTTTTCCTTTCGGGCTTTCCGCTCGGCGCCGGGCGGAAAGGTTCGGTCGTTGGGGGCACCCAGAGAGCCTTCTCGAGCAGGCGGACTGGGGCGGGGTCGCCGGGGCGGGCGTTCGCGCTGGCGGCGCGAAAACCGGGAGCCGGTCGCGGTCGTTGGGCGGGCCGCCGCGGGGCGGCCGGGGTTTCGGGCGGCGGGCTTTTCCCCCGCCGGCAACGCCAGTTTCGCTCTTGCCGGGCAAAAAAGCAAGCCACAAAACGGCGAACAAAAAAAGACTTTCCGTCGCCCAAACGTCGCCGTTTCGTAAAAACTGGCTTTTCCGCGCGTTATAAGGAAGCGCGCCGTTCCGGCCGGCCGCGCGGCCGGAAAAGCCCCGGGTCGGGCAAAGGCGACCGTCGTTGTCGGCTTTCGCACTTCGCCGTGGAGAAGTCCGGGCGGGGCGGTCGGCTTTCCCGCTTCGCCGCGAAGAAGTCCGGGCGGCGCGGTCGGCTTTCGCGCTTCGCCGTGAAGAAGTCCGGGTGGGGCGGTCGGCTTTCGCACTTCGCCGCGGAGAAGTCCGGGCGGCGCAGTCGGCTTTCGCGCTTCGCCGTGCGAAACTCCCAGCGGCGTGGTCGGCTTTCGGGCGGCCCCCAAGGGGGCCTGCAATCTCTGGAAGCCCCTGGCTGGAGACCGCCGCGCCCTTTCGCGTAAAAGTCCGACAAATCCGGGGCCCGGGGTATCCAGCCCCAAAACGTAATTCAGCCGCTGAAAAATGCGGCTGTTTTCATATTGCAGAAAAGGAGATTATTTCATGAATACCAGCATGAACATTCAACGGATTGGCGTCGATCGCCTGAAACCCGCGAAATACAATCCCCGCAAAGACCTGAAGCCCGGCGATCCGGCCTATGAAAAAATCCGGCGCAGCCTGCATGAGTTCGGCTATGTGGATCCCGTCATCTGGAACGAGGTCACGGGCAACATCGTGGGCGGGCATCAGCGCTACAAAGTGCTGACGGCGGAAGGCGCGACGGAGATCGACTGCGTGGTCGTTCACATCGAGAACCCGCAGGAAGAAAAAGCGCTGAACATCGCGCTCAATAAGGCGGTCGGCGAGTGGGAGCCTGTCGCCCTGGCGGATCTGCTCAACGATCTGAAGCTCAGCGGCTATGACGTGGACGCGACCGGCTTTGACGCAGCGGAAATCGACGATCTGTTCAGCAAGGTCCACGATAAGGACGTAAAGGACGACGACTGCGATATCGACCCGGAGCAGGTGGAGCCGTTTGTTCAATCCGGTGACATCTGGCTGCTGGGCAAGCATCGGATGATGTGCGGCGATTCCACCATCGAAACAGACGTAGAATGCCTCATGGCCGGAGATCAGGCCAATCTCGTCGTGACGGACCCGCCCTATAATGTGGCCTACGAGAGCGCGGATGGAAAGAAAATCCAGAACGACAGCATGGCGGACGGGCAGTTCTATGAATTCCTGCTGGCGGCGTTCCGCAACATGGCCGCGCATATGGCCAAGGGCGGCAGCGCCTACATTTTCCACGCGGACACGGAAGGTCTGAACTTCCGGCGTGCGTTCAAGGAAGCAGGTTTCCATATCAGCGGGGTGTGCATCTGGGTAAAGAATTCGCTGGTGCTGGGCAGAAGTCCCTATCAGTGGCAGCACGAACCGGTGCTGTTCGGGTGGCTGCCCAACGGCAAGCACCGCTGGTTCGCGGATCGCAAGCAGTCCACCATCTGGAACTTCGATAAGCCCAAGCGGAGCAAGGAACACCCCACCATGAAACCCATTCCGCTGTTAGCATACCCCATTAAAAACAGCTCTGCGCCCAACAGCATCGTGCTGGATCTGTTCGGTGGCAGCGGCAGCACGCTCATGGCCTGTGAGCAGACCGACCGCATCTGCCGAACTATGGAGCTGGATCCGAAGTACGCCACAGCCATAGTAATGAGGTTCGCAAACGAGTACGGAGCGGAGAATATCCGGCTGCTGCGGAACGGAGAGGAACTGTCCTATGACGCGGTTGCTTCGCAGAATAGTGAACACGAATAATCAAATTGCTCTAAAAGCGTGGAAGGGAGGCGATTCTCATGGCGATGGCAGGCAGAAAGCCGAAGCCCACGGCGCTGAAGGTGCTGGAAGGCGACCGGGGCAAGGGGCGGCGACCGCTCAACGAGCATGAGCCGATCCCGCCCAGGGGCGGCGTAAAGTGCCCGTCGTGGCTGCTTCCCGAGGCGAAAAAGGAATGGAAGCGGCTGGCGGCTTCGCTGGAAGCCATGGGTGTGCTGACCATGGCCGACCTGACCGCCTTCGCCGGATACTGCCAGGCGTATGCCCGGTGGCGCGAAGCTGAGGATTTCATCACCCAGCACGGCTCCATCTTCAAGACGCCGTCCGGGTATGTGCAGCAGGTTCCGCAGGTATCCATTGCCCAGCAGAATCTGAAAATCATGCAGTCCTTCGCCACGGAATTCGGTCTGACCCCGGCCTGCCGCGCCCGTATTGTCGCCAGCGGCGGCGCGGCGGAGAACGACGACGATCCCATGGCGCAGCTGCTGAAGGGCGGGTGGCAGGACGATGTTTGATGAGAGGAAAGCGCGGCGCGTCATCCGCTTTATTGAATGCCTGAAACACACGAAGGGCGAATTTCACGGGAAACCCTTCAAGCTGCTGCCATGGCAGGAGAAGATCATCCGCGATGTATTCGGCACAGTCCGGGATGAAGATCCTTCCATGCGGCAGTACAATCAGGTGTATATCGAGATCGGCAAGAAAAACGGAAAGTCAGAACTGGGCGCGGCGCTGGCATTGAACATGCTTATTAACGATGACGAATGGAAGGCGGAGGTCTACTCCTGTGCCAGCGACCGTCAGCAGGCGGCCATCGTGTTTGACGTGGCGGTCGATATGGTCAGACAAAACCCCACGCTGAGCAAGCTGATTAAGATCATCCCCTCTACCAAGCGCATGATCTATCAACCCACGGGCAGTATTTATCAGGTACTTTCCTCGGAGGTTGCGACCAAGCATGGTCTGAACGTTTCAGCCTGCATTTTCGATGAGCTCCACACCCAGCCGACGCGTGCGCTGTACGACGTGATGACTCAGGGCTCTGGCGACGCCAGGAAACAGCCGCTCTGGTTTTTCCTGACCACAGCCGGCACGGATCGCAATTCCGTCTGCTGGGAGGTACACCAGAAAGCGCTGGATATTCTGGAAGGGCGCAAGCATGACCCGCGCTTTTACCCCGTGGTCTACGGGCTCCCCGACGATGCGGACTGGCAGGACGAACAGAACTGGTACAAGTGCAATCCTTCCCTGGGCTATACGATCACCATTGATAAAGTGAGGGACGCCTATCATAAGGCGCTGGAAACGCCCGCGGATGAGAATATGTTCCGTCAGCTGAGGCTCAACCAGTGGGTCAAGCAGAGCATCCGCTGGATGCCCATGGACAAATGGGATGAGTGCGGCGGCGTTGTCGACCCGTATCAGCTGGAAGGGCGCACTTGCTATGCCGGGCTCGACCTTTCCTCCACCTCTGACCTGACGACGCTGGTGCTCGTTTTCCCGCCGCGGGATGAAAACGAATCCTACATGGTGCTGCCCTTTTTCTGGCTGCCTGAGGACACACTTGCATTGCGCGTTCGACGGGATCATGTGATGTACGATCAGTGGGAACGGCAGGGATTTATTCAGACCACCGAAGGGAATGTCGTTCACTATGGTTTCATTGAAAAATTCATCTGCGAACTGGGCGAACGCTACAACATCCGCGAAATCGCCTATGACCGCTGGAACGCCACGATGATGGTTCAGGCTCTGGAGGACGATGGTTTTACCATGATCCCCTTCGGACAGGGCTTCCGCGACATGTCGCCCCCGACGAAAGAACTGATGCGCATCGTACTGGAGCACCGGCTCAATCATGGCGGGCACCCCGTACTGCGCTGGAATTTCGATAACGCATATGTGCGCACCGATCCTGCCGGCAATCTGAAGCTGGACAAGGAAAAGTCCACGGAGAAGATCGACGGCGCGGTAGCGCTGGTCATGGCGCTGGATCGGGCGATGAAGAATCAGAATGGCAGCGATTCCGTGTACAATGAACGCGGATTATTGCTGCTGTGAGGTAAGCGATATGCCGAGAACTCCAAAACGCCCATGCCGTTATCCTGGCTGTCCCAATCTCTGTGAGAAAGGGATTTACTGCGAGGAGCATTCTGATTATTCTGCAGATCGTCTGCGCGGCGGTGCAGCGGCCCGGGGCTATGACGCACGCTGGCGAAAGGCGCGGAAGGCGTTTCTGTCCAGACATCCGCTGTGCGCCGAATGCCTGAAAACCGGTACGCTGACGCCCGCGACCGTGGTCGATCATATCGTTCCCCATCGCGGCGACCGCGAACTTTTCTGGGATGAACAAAACTGGCAGCCGCTGTGCAAAAGCTGTCATGACAAGAAAACAGGCGGCGGTCTGTAAGCAAACCACAGGAGGAACCTATGAAAAATCCATTCTCCCGTTTCTTCCGCGCCCGGGACAAGCCCGCTGCGACGGATTCGGTCAGTTCTGCGCCCACGTTCTATTTTGGCTCCAGTGCGGCGGGCAAATCTGTCACGGCAAGTACCGCCATCCAGATGAGCACGGTCTACGCCTGCGTGCGGGTGATTGCGGAAACCATCGCCAGCCTGCCGCTGCATGTGTATCAGAATCAGGGTGAAGGCAGCGTCAAGGCGCTGGATCATCCGCTCTACCCGATTCTGCACGATGAACCCAACAGCGAGATGACCTCGTTCGTGTGGCGGGAAACGATGCTTGCGCATCTGCTGCTGTGGGGCAATGCCTACTGCCAGATCATTCGCAGCGGCCGAAGTCAGATCCTCGGATTGTATCCGCTGCTGCCGGATCGCATGGAGGTGGATCGGGACAGCGCGGGCGCGCTGACCTATACCTATTCCACCAGCAGCGGACAGACGGTGAAGCTGCGCCCGGAGGACGTACTGCACATTCCGGGGCTGGGCTTTGATGGAATCATGGGCTACAGCCCCATCGCGCTGGAGAAAAACGCCATTGGTCTGGGGCTGGCGGCCGAAGAGTACGGCAGCAAGTTTTTCTCCAACGGCGCGCGGCCCAGCGGCATCCTGACCCATCCCAATACGGTGAAGGATCCGAAGAAGCTGCGGGACAGCTGGAACGCCGCTTACGGCGGCTCGAACAATTCCGGGCGTGTGGCAGTTTTAGAGGAAAATATGTCCTATACACCCATCTCCATGCCAAACTCGGAGGCGCAGTTTCTGGAAACGCGCAAGTTTCAGGTATCGGAGATCTGCCGCATCTACCGCGTGCCGCCGCATATGGTGGGCGATCTGGAACACGCTACGTTTTCGAACATCGAGCACCAGTCCATTTCATTCGCCGTACACACCATCCGTCCTTGGGTCGTTCGGCTGGAACAGGCCATGAACCGCGCGCTCTTTTCCGACAAGGAGAAGGGCATTTTTTATGTCCGCTTCAACATGGACGGTCTCATGCGGGGCGATTACAAATCCCGCATGGAGGGCTACGCCATTGGGCGGCAGAACGGCTGGCTGTCCACCAATGATATCCGTGATCTTGAAAATATGAATCCTGTACCGGATGAAGATGGAGGAAACGCGCTTTTGGTGAACGGGAACATGGTTTCCGTACGCAGAGCAATGAACGCGGAGCCGGAAAATTCGGTACAGAAAGGCACTACGGAGGATTCAACTTGAACAGAAAACTGACATTGGGCAGTCTTTTTGACGGCATCGGCGGGTTTCCCTTAGCCGGGGAAATGGCGGGGATCACGCCCGTATGGGCTTCGGAGATCGAGCCGTTTCCCATCCGCGTGACGGAAAAACGGCTGCCCGAAATGAAACACTTCGGAGACGTGCACGGGCTGAACGGCGCTGATCTGGAGCCGGTGGATATTATCACCTTCGGCTCGCCCTGCCAAAATTTATCTGTTGCAGGCAAACGGGCAGGATTGCACGGCGAACAGTCATCGCTTTTCTTTGAAGCCGTGCGCATCATTACCGAGATGAGGAGAAGTACGAATGGACAATATCCAAGATGGGCGGTGTGGGAGAACGTGCCGGGCGCCCTGTCCTCTCAGCATGGGCAGGATTTCCGCTGCGTCCTCGAAAGCCTCGTCCGCATCAAAGCCCCCGCGGCAGATGTTCCTCTGCCGGAAAGCGGGCGCTGGCTGCACGCGGGCGAGATCCTGGACGACGGTTATTCTCTCGCCTGGCGCGTCCTCGACGCCGCGCAGGGTTGGGGCGTCGCACAGAGACGGAAACGTATATTTGCTGTCCTCGATCTTGATGGACAATGTGCCGGAAAGGTTCTCTTTGAGTCCGAAGGCCTGTCAGGGTATACTCCGCCGGGCGGAAAAGCGCGGAAAGGAGCTGCCCCAGGTGCTGAAAGCGGCGCTGGAACGGCAGGCGAACGCGTAAGCGCCGGTGGCTTCTGCACCGAGCACAGCGCAGACAGCCGCGGCGTCGGCTATGAGGACGAGCGTGCGCCTACGCTTCGAGCGGGCGTTGTTCCCGGCGTGGCGATTGACTTCAATCCTACCGACAGCCGCATTCGGCTGAAAGAGGATGATCTGTGTCAAACCCTGTGTTCACGCATGGGCACGGGCGGAAATCAGGTTCCGCTGGTATTCGGCATTTCATCCGACCAGAGCCACGCCATGCTGTCGGAGAACCCGCACGCCGGGATCTATGAAGCGGATACCAGCCGGACGCTGGACTGCAGCGACTGTTCTCCGAATCGGAATCAGGGCGGCATGGTGGTGGTTGAATCCTTAGAAAAGCCCTGCTACTGCATTCAGGGTTCCATGATCGGACGCAAAGAGCAGAACGGCCCTCAGGGCGACGGCGTCAACCGCGAAGTGGCGTTCACGCTGGATACGGTAGACCGCCATGCCGTTTATGCCATGACCACGGGTTCATTTACCCAGCTGGACGTGGAAAAATCTCCGCCGCTCATGGCGCGAGACTACAAAGATCCGCCTGTGGTGGGCAAGGACGAGCCGGCCTACGCGCTGGATCGCGCCTGTTTTTCTGCCGGTCAGAACGCCCAGTACAGCATGAACGTCGGCGAAGAAAAAGCGCCCACGCTGGTGGCGGAGGGGCCAGGCGCCGTTGCCGCGCCCGCGGCATATCTGGTACGCCGGCTTACACCCGGCGAGTGCTGCCGGCTGCAGGGATACCCAGACGGCTGGTGCGAAAACCTCGAAAGCCCCGCGCCATCCAATAAGGAAACGGATCGCTGGGAAGCGATCTTTGAGGAATGGCGCACGGCCATGGGCGGAAAAACGAAGCCCAAAACCCGCCGGCAGATCATCCGCTGGCTGCAAAATCCCCATACGGATTCCGCAGAGTTCATGGCGTACGGAAATAGCGTCGCGGTACCGTGCGTCTTTTTTGTTCTCGCGGGCATCGTGTGGGCAACGGAAGAAGGTGAGCAAAATGAGAACGATTAACCTGAACGGCTATATCGATGAAGAAGTCTGGTACGGCGACGAGATCACGCCGGCCATGCTGCACGACGCGCTCTACGGTGAGAACGGCGAATTTTCCGACGATGTGCGCATCATCCTGAACAGCTACGGAGGCTCGTGCAACGCCGCCGTTCGAATGCACGACGACATCCGCGCCTATCCGGGCAGGGTGCATCTGGTAATCTCGGGCACGGCGGCTTCAGCAGCGACGGTGCTTTCCGCTGCAGCGGACACGCTGGAGATGACGCCCGGCAGCCTGTACATGATTCACGATCCGTCCACCGTCGCCTGGGGCAATGAGCGCGATTTCGGCGAAGCCATCGCGCTGCTGAAAGCCTGCAAGGAGAGCATCCTCAACATCTATTCCCGGCGCAGCCCCATCGACCGCAGCACGCTGGCGGCGATGATGACCGCCACCACCTGGATGGACGCGGGCGCGGCGCTGGCGCAGGGCTTTATCGACGGCGTGGCCGACCCCCAGACGTGCCCCATGGACTCCGCCACCATGCGCACGGTGAATCGCAAAGATGCCGAAGCGAAGGTGCGGCTCTGGCTGGAGCGTTGTCATTCCCGAAAGCAGGATAACGCCGCTGCGCTGCCTGCGGCTGCACAGTGCGAAAACCTCGTTGTTTCCGCAGACCAGCTTCGCAGACGGCTGGATCTGATCAAACCCAACGACCGATAATTTTGGAGGTACAATATGAGCAAAATTCTTGAAATGCGTCAGAAGCGCGCCGAAGTCTGGGATAAGGCCAGGGCCTTTCTGGACGAGCGCACCAATGAAAACGGCGTGATGACCGCCGAGGATTCCCAGCAGTACGAGCGCATGGAACAGGAAGTGGTCGATCTCGGTCATACCATTGACCGCATGGAACGTGCGGAGCAAATGGACCGCGAGATGAACGAGCGCGTCAGTCCGAACCTCGCCTCCCGCCCCATGCGCACGCAGGAGACCCTGCGCGGCATCGCGTCGGCGGAATACCGCAACGCCTTCTGGAAGCACATGCGCGATATCGACCGGCGCAGTCCCGAAGTGCGCAACGCCCTGCAGGTGGGCACGCTGAGCGAGGGCGGCTATACCGTCCCCGACGAGTTTGAACACCAGCTGATTCAGGGGCTGGAGGATGAAAACATCATGCGCGGGCTGGTGCATAAAATCACCACTTCTTCCGGTGATCGCAAGATTCCGCTGGTGACCGCCCGAGGCTCCGCCTCCTGGATTGAGGAGGAAGCGACCATCCCCGAAAGCGACGACACCTTCGGTCAGGTGACCCTGGGCGCTCACAAGGTGGGCTGCATGATCCGCGTGTCGGAAGAACTGCTGCACGACAGTGCCTTCGATCTGGCCGCCTATATCGCCGGCGAGTTCTCACGCCGTGTAGGCGCAGCCGAGGAAGAGGCCATTCTCACGGGCAGCGGTACCCACAAGCCCACGGGACTGCTGCACGACAGCCTGGGGGCGGAGCTGGGCGTTACCGCCGCGTCCGCCGTAGCCATTACTGCGGACGAGCTCATCGACCTGCAGCATTCTGTCAAGTCCGGCTATCGCCGCAAGGGGCTGTGGATCATGAACGACGCCACGCTGAAGCTGCTGCGCAAGCTGAAGGACGGTCAGGGCAATTTCATCTGGCAGCTGGGCCTGCTGGCGGGTCAGCCGGACACCCTGCTCAACCAGAAGGTCATGATCTCCAACTACATGCCGCTGCCTGCTGCGGGCAACAAGGCCATTCTGTACGGCGATCTCAGCTATTACTGGCTGGCGGACCGGGAGGGCCGCGCTCTGCAGCGCCTGGACGAGCTGTACGCGGCGCAGGATCAGGTTGGTTTTAAGATTACTCAGCGCGTGGACGGCCGTCTGCTGCTGCGCGAATCCGTGAAGTGCCTGCAGATGAAGGCCGCGTAAGAAAGAGAGGCGTCGCATCATGATGAAAGCTGAACCAGTTCCGGACCTCACCCGGAATACCCACAACTATTTTGCCCAAGGCGGCAATGAGCTGGTCATCGGCGGACAGCTGACCTTCCTGCCCGGTGCGATCATCGAAGGCGGCGACGATCTGTTTACGCCTTCGGTGCCCTTTGACCAGATCGCATATGTGCCCGACAGTGAAGCGACTACCATTGCAGCGCTGAAGGACGACTATAACGCTCTGCTGGCAGCCATTCGCAACGCAGGTCTGATGGAATCCGCTCCGCCCAACTGAGGTGAACGGTGATGATCGTTACCGTGGATGAGGTCAAAACCCATCTCCGCATTCAATGCGATGAAGAGGACGACTACCTGACCGGCCTGATCGCGCAGGCGCAGGCCGCGGCGGAGGATTACTGCCGGACGCAGTTTCCCGACCCCACGCCTGAGCCTGTGCGGCTGGCAGTTCTGCTCATGGTGGGTTTCTACTATGAAAATCGGGATATCCCCGACATGACCACCTACAAGGCCATGCGGATGGCATTCGACAGTCTGCTGTATCCCTATCGCGATCCGGAGAAGATGTTTTGATAAGTTGTAATACATCATATTGTGGATAAGCCTGTGGAATGTGTGAATATGTTGTGCTTCAGCAAAGGAGGTGACGGCTCATGCGCGGCTATAAAAACTTCGAAGGTACGCCCCATCCTGGGGATTTGTGCCATCTGGTGGAGATTGGCTATACCGAAAATGCGATCAATGAAAACGGCTATCCCGAGCCAAAGGACGTGGTGCTCTGCCGCGTATGGGCCAGTGCCATCGACGCGGGCAATCAGCATTATCGTGCCGCCGACGTGATGAATACCGAGCAGGTCATCAACTTCACCATTCGCTATCGCAAGGACGTGAAGCCCGGCATGTGGGTGAAATTTCAGGATGAGAAGTGGATCATTTCCACGCTGGGCGAGTATTCGTTCAAAAGAACGTACCTCGGACTGAAGGCTTCCATTGCGAAGGGAGTGAGCGGGTAATGCGTCAGGTACAGGAAGCACTCAAAAACATCGGCATCCCCGTCATCGCCGGCATTTGGCGCGCCACGTCTGAAAATCAGAACCCGCCGCTGCAATATGTGGTCTATTCCAGCACCACCACGGAGACGGCCTTTCAGGACGACCGCCCTTCAGGATACCGTACTTACATCTATCTGAACCTGTGGAGCGATGTCGACCCTACTGATATGGCGAATCGCATCCGGCAGGCGATGTATGATGCGGATTTCTGGATGCTGGAAGAGAGCGATAAGGGGTACAATCAGCCCGCCTACGACCCGGCCACGCGCACTTACACCGTGCAGTGGACCTGGGTCTACTGGCAGGATGCATTGTAAAATGAGATCAGTTGAAGAAAAAATCTTGATACCTTTACCGCCGAATGATATAGTACAGCTATAGGAAAAAGGGAGGAAGCAGTGCTGTGAACGGTGAAGAATTGCGTGCCAGGGTTCGCGAGTCGATGTTTCGCCAGTGCCATATGCGCGGGTATGCCGCTCCGGTAGACGTGCTGATGGATATCGGCGCACTGTCGAAGAAAAATTATGAAGACTGGAGATTTGGGCGTGTGGATACGTTGGAGCGCGTCTGCTCAATGAATCTCAGCAAGCTGTCCGCCGTGCTGCGCGAAATGTACGCCTGTGCAAAGGCGCAGAGCCTGAAGCCGTCCTTCTGCTATTACAAGCGCTGGGGCGTCAAAAAGAAAGGCCAGGGACGCAGAACCGTGCTCCCGCTGCGCTTCAGCAGAAGCGGCGACGCGGAAATTGAACGCCGATACGCCACCCATTATGTGGATGAAAAGCGCATTGCACAGCTGAAAACGATGCAGGTCGCTGTCGCAGAAGACCGGGCGGCGCTCAATGGACAGGAAGCGCTTTCGCCTCAATCCCCAGGGCAATAACAAGTTTCCTTATCAATTCGCCGCATGGATACGTCGCGTATCATGCGGTTTTTCTCTGTCTGTTTTGGGGAGGTACGGTAAATGCCAATGGAACTGCAGGGCTTTGATAACCTGAAGGACGACCTGACCAACATGGCGTCCAATCTGGAGTTCGGCACGGGCGTGAACCGTGCGCTGCAGGAAGGCGCAAAGCCCATCGAAGAACAGATGCTCCACAACGCCGCTTCCGATCCTCAAATTATCACCGGCGCGCTGCACGGTTCCATTCGCACCCACAGTGTGCGAAAATCCCGCAGCGGCGGCAAGTACATCACCATCGGCGTAAAGCATTCCGAAAAGGGCGCGTACTATGCCAATCCGGTCGAGCACGGGCACGGCGGTCCAGCGCCCGCTCCCGCGCATCCCTTTGTGCGCCCGGCCTTCGATGTGCGCAAGGACGAGGCGTACCAGATCATGAAGAACATTCTGAAGGACGAATTACTGAAATAGGAGGACATATCACATGGCAAATCCCGCTGCTTCGCCTGCCGTAAGCTCTACGGTGGGCCTTAAAAACATGGTTATCGCGCCGCTGACGGTAGATACCGAGGAAACGCTGACCTACGGCGCGCTTCAACTGGTCGCCGGCGCTATCGAGGCGTCCATCACGCCCCAGAACGCCGATCCTGATGTACAATATTTTGATGATCAGGAAGGCGACGTGCTGTATCCCGACCCTGAACTGTCGTTTAAGACGAAGCTGGCCGACCTTCCGTTGATCATTCAGGAGATGATTTTCGCCAACAAAATTGACGACAACGGCGTGCTGATTCGATCTTCCACCGACAAGCCGCCCTATTTCGCGGTGGGCTTCAAGAGCGAAAAGGCGAATCACAAGTTCCGTTATATCTGGCTTTACAAGGTGCGCGCCAAGCCCGTGACTGAGAATTATGCCACGAAAGAGGGCAAGTCCATCACGCGCCAGACGGGCGAAGTCGAATGGACGGCGATTCGCCGCACGCATGACAATCAGTATCAGGCGGTTGCTGATGAGGACGAGAACGGCTTTACCGCGGCGAAAGGTGCGACCTTCCTGCAGAGCGTGTACGAGCCGGTCTTTACGACGGGCGGTTGATCTGCCTTTTCCCGTTTCCCACTTCCCGCGCGGCAGGACGCTGCGCAGGAATTCCTTCATCTAATATAGGAGGTTTTCGCCATGATTACCTGTACCCTCAAGGATAAGAAATATGCGGTGGATTTCATCTCCGGGCGCGCGCTGCGCGAGATGGAACCGGCGGCGAAGATGTACGCCCGCATCGTGGCGCTGTCCAACGCCGCCGTCAAGGGTGAAGAGATTCCCCAGGATGAACAGATTAGCGTTACCGACGCGATGGACGTGATGATCCGCTGGTTCTGCCTGCTGTTCGGGAATCAGTTCGGCCCGGACGATGTGCTGGACGGCTATCCCGTGGATCGCCTGATGCACGACATTGCGCTGGCACTGATGGCCGTGCAGACCCAGACCACCGAAATTCTCAGTCAGTTCCCTACGAAGGCGGCGAAGGAACCGGCGAGTCCGCCGAAAACGGCGGAGGAGATTCCCCTGTTCTGACGCTGCCTGAGTTCATCTACTCTACCTACAACTCACTTCTGGAATCCGGCTGGCGTATGGATGAAATCGACCGCATGGATATGCCGGGATTTCTGAAAATGCGCGCATGGAACGCAAAGCAGGAGCAGAAAAAGAGAGAACCCCGTCAACGCTATATCGACGAGGTGTGGTCGAGCCTGAAACCGTAATTTACATGCTCAGGTATTTCTCGTTGAACTGACTCGGCGTAAGAATTTCCGGCTTTTCAACCTCGACAGCAGAAAAGTCCTTATCGCCCGTAATCAGAATGTCAACATCCGCCGAGATTGCGGAATACAGAACCTTTTCATCATCCTTGTCGCGGATTGTAAACCAGCCGTGTTTCGGCAGAATCTGAGGGGTGTGAACCATTTCAAAGGGAATGCTCTCAAACAGCCGATCCAACGCCGGAATCAATGAAGGCTTCTTTCGTTCGACGACTTCGTAGCATTCATCGATCACATAAGAACTGAGCACCAGCCGATGATCCTCCATGATCCGCGCCATCATGTTCCACATCATCTTGCTGCGGAAGATTACGGCGGAAAGCAGGACGTTTGTATCCAACATGATTCGCATGGCTCAGCGTCCTCTTTCCGCTCGGATTTCCTTCACCAGATCAACGACGTCTTCATCCGTCTGGAGATCGTTTTCTTCCGCAAAGCCTGCGAACGCATCCTGCGCCTGACGAAGCGCCAGCATGGAGGGATTGGCCAGTATAAACTGACCGTTCGCTTCAACGAAAGCGACCTTATCGCCGTCATTCAGTTTGAGTGCCCGACGAATGTTGATGGGCAAAGTGATCTGCCCTTTGCTTGTGATCTTTGCAAGTTCCATAAACGACGCCCCTTTCCGTGGAATTCATTGAATTCCTTACTCACTAATAGTATACCCGAAATTCGCTGTGAATGCAACGGTTTTTAATTTTTTCCTTTGAAGGCAGGTGACCCGGAATGAGCGAGACGCTCCGCGATCTCGTGGTATCGCTGTCGCTGAACAGCGATAATTTCACACGCAATATCAAATCCATCAACAAGCAGATCCAGGAAGCGGAATCGGCGTTCCGGCTGGCCTCTGCGGGCGTTGAGAATTTCGAGACGACCACGGCCGGTCTGTCCTCCAAGTTATCTACGCTCCAGCGCACCTTCCAGCTTCAGCAAGACGCAGTAGGCCAATATGAGCGTGCGCTTCAGCAGGCCAGCGATAAGCTGCAGGAGTGCTATACGCGGCAGAACGATTACGCACAGCGGCTGGCGGACGCGAAGGACAAACAGCAGCAGCTGAAAACGGAAGTGGCCAGCGCCGCGCAGGCGTATAAGCACTACAAAAACACGCTGGGCGAAACGGACTCCGCGACGATTGCCGCAAAGGCGAATCTGGACGCTTATAAGGGCGAGTATCGCACCGCCGTTCAGGAAGTCAAAAAGCTGGAAGGCCAGAACGTCGCACTGAAAAAGTCCACGCAGAACGCTGCGGACGCATTCTCCGCAGCGCAGACCAAACTGAACGGCGCGAAGGGCGCGGTGAAGGAAACCGCCGCCGAGATCGACAGATGCAATCGTCAGCTCGCTCTTTCGCGCACCAGCTGGGCTTCGGCCGGAGAAGCGATTCAAAACAGCCAGCGCAGCATCGCTTCTATCGGCAAGCAGATGAAAACCGCCGAGAGCAGCTATCGCCTGGCTGCGGCGGGTGTGAAGGATTTTGATAAATCTGCCGCAGGGCTTACTGCGAAGCTGACGCTGCTTCAGGAGAAACTGGGGCTGCAGCAGAAGGCGGTTGCTGAATATGAAAAGGCGCTGGCCGCCGCAAAGGAACAGCTGCAGGCGGCGCAGCAGGTCAACGATCCGGATAAAATCCGCGAGGCCACCGATGCGGTGCAGGATGCGGAGACCGCACTCAACAATGCCCGCGCCGCGGTAAAGCAGACGCAGGCGGACATCGCCGGCTGCAATAAAGAGCTGAAAACAGCGCAGTCCGAATGGACGAAAGCGGGGAAAAGTCTGGAGTCCTTCGGAAAATCCTGCGATAACGTCGGTAAGAACCTGAACAAGGCTGGAAAGTTGCTCTCTACGACGCTGACCACGCCCATTGTGGCGCTGGGTACGGCGGCGATCAAGTCCTCCATTGACTTCGAATCCTCCTTCACGTCTGTCCGAAAGACCGTGGACGCGACGGAGGCGCAGTTCGACCAGCTGGCGACCACGTCAAAGCGAATGTCTACCGAGGTCGCCGCGGGCACGGACGAGATCAACGAGGTCATGGCGGCGGGCGGTCAGCTGGGCGTTGCTACCGAGCATCTGTCCGACTTTACCCGCGTCATGATCGACCTGGGCAATTCCTGTGAGGACCTGAACGCCGGCGACGCGGCGACCACTATTGCCCAGTTCGCCAACATCATGGGTACCAGTCAGAGCCAGTTTTCCAACATCGGTTCTACGCTGGTCGATCTGGGCAATAATTTCGCCACGACAGAAAAACCCATCATGGAAATGGCGCACCGCATGGCCGGCGCGGGCAAGCAGGTTGGCCTGACCGAAGCACAGGTTCTGGGCTTTGCGGCGGCGCTGTCCTCGGTGGGTATCGAAGCGCAGATGGGCGGCTCCGCTTTTTCAAAGGCATTGATCAAAATGGAGGTTGCCTCCGCGACAGGCGGCAATGCGCTGGAGGATTTCGGCAAGGTCGCCGGGATGACCGGGCAGCAGTTCAAAACCCTGTGGGACAGCGATCCCGCTGCCGCGTTCCAGTCGTTCATCGTGGGTCTGTCCAAACTGGACGATGAGGGCGAAAGCGCCATCGCAGTGCTGGACGAGATCGGCATTAAAGAGGTGCGCCTGCGCGATACCATGCTCCGTGCCGTCAACGCCACCGACCTTTTTTCCCGGGCGCAGAACATGGCCACCAGCGCATGGAAGAAGAACACCGCGCTGTCTGAAGAAGCGAATAAGCGTTATGCCACCACGGAGAGCAAGCTGAAGAATCTCAAAAACACTGCGTTGCTGTTCGGGCAGCAGATCGGCGACGACCTGAACCCCACCATCCGCAGTCTCATCGACGGCGCGGAGGAGCTTTTGCAGAAGTTCCTTTCCATGGACGAATCCCAGCGGAAGCAGATCATTCAGTTCGCGGCCTATGCAGCCGCAGCCGGGCCCGTACTGCTGGCGCTGGGGAAGATCACGAAGGGTGTCGGTACGGTATCCACTGCTTTCGGCAAGTTCGCCACGTCAGTTGGCAAAGCGGGCGGCGGCTGGAAGGGATTTCTGACGGTTCTGGGTAAGTCCCCTGCTGTATGGTTCGCCGTCGCCGCCGCAGTGATTGCGGGTACCGTCGCGCTGGCGGATTATGTATCCGGCGCAAAGCAGGCCCGCGAGGCGCTGCAGGGCATGGAGGATACAGCGAAGCAGTGGAAAGACACCGCCGCCGAAACCTTCTATGGAAGTAGTGAAGGACTGTCCTTTTTCGGCATGTCGGAGAGCGATTTTGTCAGGGAACAGCAGTCCGCGCAGGACTGGCTGAACGGTCTGCTGGCTGTCTGGTCGGACGGTGAGAAAGAGAGCAACGAGATCGTCGCACACTGGACGGATTCGTTCAAAACGCTCACCGCTTCTACCCGGAATGAACTGACTGCGCTGAAAGAAACCGCCGACAAGAACGGCTATACCAGTGTATCTGAGGGACTGGCAGCGGACATTCAGACGCTGGATCAGATGGATACGGAGATTGAGCGGCTGCTGAAAAAGCGGCAGAACGGGTTCCTGACCGAAAAGGAAAAAATCCGCTTGCAGGAGTTGATCGACACCCGTGAGGCCATTGAAGTCAAGTATCATCTGACTCCGGAGGAAACAGGCGGTTTTGAAACGATCTCCCAGAAGGTCGAAGCCGAGGTCGCCCGCGCACAGGCACGCGGTAAAACGGATGCGGATACGTCCGTCTATGAAAACGCTGTAAAAGCTGCTGCCGAAGGCATGGCAGCGATCAACGCTCAGATCGATGAGCGCTACGACAAAGAATACGGCCTCATCCAGCTGATCGAGGATGAAACCGAGCGTCAGAAAGCGCTGGAAGATCTGAATTCCCGCTACAATGAAGAACGAAAAGCCGCCGCACAGGAATACGCCGAAACGCTCTCTTCCATCGTCATGCCTGTGTGGAATCAGCCGGAAATTCAACAGGCCAGTCAGCAGGTGGACGAGCTGTTCACGAAGCTGCGCGAATACAGCATGGCCGGCGAAAGCGAGAAGCCTGCGCTGCTGGCGGATCTGCAGGCGCTCTCTGCCGGCATGGACGAAGGTGCGCTGACGGAGTATCTCTCTCTGATGACGCAGATCCAGTCTCTGCTGGACAGCGGCATGAGCGAAGCCGAAGTACAGGCGCTGTTTCCGGACATCGACTTTTCTTCGCAACTGGATCAGTTCGCAGGAATCGTCAGCTATCTGGATCTCATCAAGACCGACCTGCCCGGCTTGTACAGCATGTTCGGCGAAGCGTTGCCCGAAGAGGTGCTTAAAATCGCTACCGACCTCGACATGACCGGTGCACAGGCGCGATGGGATGAATTCGCGGCCAATCCCGGCGCGATTACCACCGAAGCCATTATTACCGGGTTGTCTACCGGCGATCAGCAGGTCAATGTGGACGCATTCATCTCCAGCTACACGGAAGTACCCGAAGGAGCCAGTACAGCCGCCCTCACGCCCAAGGGACTGGTTGCGTATGTCGAAAAGTACGCTGAAGTTACCGGCGGCGCGGATGTATCGGGACTGACTCCGGAGATCGCGGAATGCCTGGTGGCAGGCTATAAGGAACTGGCTTCCGGCGCGGACGTTTCCCTGCTGAAGCCGGATGAAATCGTCGCCTACGTTTCGAGCTATGCGCAGCAGCAGGGTGTGGATCTTTCCGCGCTTTCGCCTGAGGGCTTGACGGCTTTCGTCATGGCCTATGAGGAAGCGACGGGCGGCGCGCTCACTACGGCGCTGACCCCAGACGATGTGACCGCCATGGTGGCGAAATACCTGCAGGCGGAGAACGTCGACCTCTCGGCACTTACGCCGGATCAGATTGAAGCCATTGTCAGCCGGTACGCCGAGGCGACGGGTTGCGATAAATCTCAGCTGCTTCCGTCCTTTACGGCCTATATCACGGAATACAAAGAGGCCGAAGGCGTAAGCGTCCCCAAGCCGAAAACACAGGTCATCATCACCGGTTATGATTATCTGGCATACCGGCAGCTTCAGAAGAATCCTGATCTGACGCTTGAACTGCCTGTGCGTCTGGGCGAACTGCCTGCCGGTGAACTGGACAAGCTGATGTCGGACGGCAAGGTGAAATTCTGGAAAGACGGCGTAGAAGTGCCTATCGAAGCTGTGCCGGACGGAACCATTGACGCCAGCACGGTGGCCAGTCTCGATCAGGACGGCACGCTGCACATTCTGATTACGCCTGAGATCACCGGGACAAAGGAAGCTATAGACGCGCTTTCCCCTGTGGTGGACGAAACAGATAAACTGGGTGTGACCATGGCGGGGATGTGGGCAGGCGTCATGCCCACCACGACCATGGATATGGTGGATAGTGCGCTGGGGCGCATCCAATCCTATCAGGAAACACTGGATTACAACTGGTGGGATAAATTCTGGGCGTCTGTATTCGGTGCAAGCACAGACCTTGGCGTCCTGGATCAGAGCATGAAGTCGGACTTCAATCCTGAAACCGTAGCCGAAATGTCGGCTTACGTTGCCGAGGTGGTCAGCGCCATTCATCAGGGCGTGCAGGTGCCTGAAGAAGATCTGAACAATCTGCAGACCATTCTTGATTTTCTGAATGGACTGGACATGACTGACACCGGCGCGCACATCCGTGAAGGCATCGCGCAGGGCATGACGGAGGCGGGCTTCGACAGTGACGCGGAAACGGTCGCATCTAACCTCGAAACCGCGCTGAACACAGCACTGCAAATTGAATCGCCCTCTAAACGCGTCAAGCCCACCGGCGAGTATGTCGCAGCAGGCGTTGGCGAAGGCATGAGCGGATATGACTTCTCCGCTGATGCACAGAGTATGGCTTCCGGCATTGAATCCGCTTTGCAGACCGCTTTGACGGGCGAAAGCCTGAAGAGCGCCGGAAATGCCGCAATGCAGGGCCTGGGCAGCACAATGACTGCTTATCCCATGTCCGATACAGGCCGTGCGGTCGCAGCGAATGTGCGCTCGGCAATCCAAACCAGCCTGAACAGCAGTACCCTGCGCTCTGCTGGGGTAAACGCTATGGCGGGACTAAGAGCGGGTATCCTTGCAGGTCGCTCCGGCGTGATCTCCGCCATGCGCTCTGCTGCCCGTGAAGCTGTAAACGCTGCAAAGAAGGAACTCAAGATCAGGAGCCCTTCGCAGGTGTTCCGGGACGAGGTCGGTACAATGGTCATGCGCGGCTTCGGCGCGGGCGTATTGAAGGAAAGCAAGGAGCAGGCAAAGGTCATCCGCAATGCGTCCCGCTATCTGACGGGCGAGGCGCAGACGGGTGCGATTGTCACAAACAGCAGCGACAACCGCAAAACCTATAACAACAACGTGTCCTCCACCATTCAGGTACAGCAGATGGTGGTGCGGGATGAGCAGGATATCCGCTCGCTGGCGGTGGAGATTGCGACGCTGACCAGACGGCAGCAGCGCGGGAAGGGGCTGAGAATGGCATGAACGACTGGTTCTCCTGGAATGGTAAAAAATGTACGGAATACGGCATTCATGTGCTGGAACAGCCGCCGATCACCATTCCCGCCGAACGTGCAACGTTTACCAATGTGCCCGGCAGACCGGGCAGTCTGACGATGCTGGAAGGAGACGACGTTTATGACGATATGATCCTGACAGCGCAGTGTATGATTTCTGATCCTGGCGACATTCATACCATTGCTTCCTATCTGAAAGGAAGTGGGAAAGTCGCTTTTGCCAACAGGCCGGGCGGCTTTTATTTTGCCCGGATCGTAAATCAGATTCCGTTTGAGAAGATTCTGCGCGGCAATCCGCACCGGTCGTTCGCCGTGAACTTCCGCTGCCAGCCCTTCTGGTACCAGGAAAATGTGCCGGAGATCACCGTAACGACCTCCGGCGCATTCATCACCAACCCCGGCAGCGTTTATTCCGAACCGGTTATCACGGTGTATGGTTCCGGCGAAATTACCCTCATGGTGGGCATGACCATTGTGGAACTGGACGGTATCACGGACAGCATTACGCTGGACACCCCGCTCATGGAAGCCTATAAGGACATGACCAGCATGAACGGATGCATGAGCGGGGACTTTCCAACGCTGCTGCCGGGACAAAATGCCATTAGCTGGACAGGAAACGTGACGAAGATCGTCGTTCAGCCGAATTGGAGGTATCTCGCTTGATCTGTGTATATCCTGCCGACTGCACCGATTTTTCCAATAACGGCCTTGGCGCGGTTACGCCCATGAGCTGCACCGTAACCGAGACTCTGAACGGCGAGTGGGAACTGACGCTGGTGCATGACATTGACGAGCGCGGCAAATGGACGCGACTTTCGGAGGGCTGCATTCTTCGCGCGCCGGTGCCCGCCGCTATGACTCCCAGCGTGGGCTTGGTCACCCAGCAATACCAGACCAGCACCTACGACGTGCAGATTTACAAGATTACGACCAAGAGCGGACCGCTGCACCTGCGCTCCGGCACGGGCACGAATTACCGCATCTTGGGCAAGTACAAAAAGGGACGCGAGGTCATTGTGCTGAACAAGACTACGTCCAGCTGGTACGAGGTCACCGCTCCGGACGGCAAGCACGGCTATATGGCTTCGCAGTATCTGACCTTCCAGCGCACGGAGACGCAGACGGTACAAACCAACGTGGGCTTCCGCAATCAGGTGATTGAAGCGCGCCAGCTGCGAGATCAGCCTTTCCGCATCTACCGCGTGGTGCCGGAGCTGGACAAGGTCACGATCTATGCCCGGCATATTTTCTACGACCTGCTCGACAACATGATCAAGTCCCTGAAGCCCTCGCCCTCTGCGGTGGGGGCTTCCGTCGTTCAGAGCCTTTCCGGAGCCTGCCTGTCAACACATGATTTTTCGTTTTATTCCGACCTGACTTCAACTGCTGAGAACGTGGAGTGGGAAAACATCAATCCCGTGGAAGCCATGCTGGGCGAAAACGGACTGGTCAGCAAGTACGGCGCGGAGCTGGCCCGTGACTGGTACGACGTGTTTCTGGTCAGGCGCGTGGGCAATGACACCGATGTTTCTATTCGGGAGAAAAAGAACCTGACCGGTATTTCCTACGACGTGGATGAAACGGACGTGGTCACCCGCATCATGCCCACCGGCGAGGACGCGGACGGGAACATCCTGTATCTGCCGGAATTGTATCTCGACAGTCCCAACCTCAACGCCTATACCCACCCGAAATGGATTCATCTGCCGGTATCGGAGGCCAAGGAAGTCACGGACGGCGACGAGCCGAAAAGCAAAGCGCAGTGCTACACCGAAATGCGCAAGGCTGCGCAGACGGAGTTTGACGCGGGCTGCGACCTGCCCACGGTCACGCTGAAGGTGGATTTCATCAACTGTTCGGATGCCGAGGAATATAAGCAGTATGCAGCGCTTACCGACATCTTTCTCGGCGACAGCGTGCGCGTCGTAGCTCGGCGCATCGGCGTGGAAGTGTCCATGCGCATGACGCAGTACACCTACGATTGTCTGACCAGGAAATACACATCCGTCACGCTGGGCACGGCGGCGGATACGCTGGAGGGCAGCATGATCTCTTCTCGCCAGCTGCCGTCCGGCGTGATATCCGGCAGCAAGCTGGCCATCAATTCCGTGGGTGCAGGGCAGCTGCAAAATGGTTCTGTGGGCAGCCTTCAAGTGAAGATGGCGGCGATTCAGACTGCGCACATTCAGGACGCGGCCATCACCAAAGCGAAGATTGCTGAGGCCACCATTGGCGAGCTGAACGCTACTGCTATCACGGCGATTTCTGCAAAGATACAGGAACTGGCCGCGAAGAACATCACCACGGACGAACTTTATGCCGCGCTGGCCACGATTGCCGTGGCGCAGATTACCGCCGCCAATATTGAAAAGGCAAATATCAACTGGGCGGACATCGGCGAGCTGGCGGCGCAGATTGCGACCATCGCGAAGGCGCAGATCAATACCGCCAACATCACGCAGGCCAATATTGACTGGGCAATTATTACGAATTTGAACGCCGAAATTGCGAAAATAGCGAAAGCGCAGATTACCGCAGCCAACATCGAAAGCGCTGCGATTGATTGGGCTTCCATCAAAGACCTGAACGCCGCCGTCGCGAAGATTGCGCTGGCACAGCTGACCACGGCGAATATTGCCAATGCGGAAATTGACTGGGCCAGCATCACCCAGCTGCAGGCGGACATTGCCAAGCTGGTGAGTGCGGATATTCAGACTGCCGACATCGACTGGGCGCAGATCAAGGATTTGACCGCAGGCACGGCGATTATCGAAAAGGGCGTGAACGGCAAGCTGTATGTGGCTAACCTCGCCGTGACCGAGGCGAACATGGCTTCGCTGACCGTGGGTGAGCTCATCATCAAGGGTACAGACGGCTGCTTCTACGCGCTGTCCATTGCTGAAGACGGCACGGTCACTACTGAGAAAAAGAGCGTTGGCGATGCGGATATCAATGACAATTCTGTTTCGGGCGGCAAGCTCATTGAGAAAACCATTACTGCCCGCGAACTGAATGTCGCATCCATTTTCGCAGACGAAGCGCTGGTTGGTGCAATCACCGCCGCGAACATCGACGTGTCCAGCCTGTTCGCCGCTGAAGCATTCATTGCCCAGCTGAATGCTGTGGATATCTCCGGCAACGAATCCCTGCGGCTGGTGGTGGATGAGGCAAAGGACGAAGCGCTGGATGCGACCGGCGAAGCCGTTGCACAAATCGCCCTGACGGCGGAGCAGATTCGCAGCGAGGTGAAGCGGGATTACGCCACCAACGACCAGATGTCACAGGTTACAGAAACCCTGTCCACCCTCGCAGAGCAGTCCGAAAACAACTTCACATGGACGGTAACCAAGGTCAATGAGATCATTGAGGATGCTGCGGCGAATGACAGCCTGACGCGGGAGCAGCTGAACCTGATCCACACCTATATGCGCTTCGGCGAGGACGGGCTGACCATCGGCAAGGCGGGCAACCCGCTGACCTTCCGCGTGATCAACGACCGGCTGGCGTTCTATATGAACGATACCGAGGTGGCTTATCTCAGCGACAACAAACTGTATGTGACGCAGGCGGAGATTCTGGCGCGACTGCAGATCGGCAAATTCGCCTACGAGCCGCAGTCCAACGGCAATCTGTCCGTGATCTACACGGGATAAGGAGTTTTCATGGCAACCACAGTTTCCTACAGCGCGTCCATGCGCACGCGCAAGACCAACTCGGCCAGCAATGCGAAAAGCTCCGCCGCCAGTCAGGAGTACTACGAGAATACCTACAATTATGTCGGCATCGTGCATTTCGCTGGCATGGCGCTGAGCGGCAAGGTCATCACGGGGATTTCCCTGCGCATTGTGGCGGCGCAGGCAGGCTACGGTACCGGGCACACCAAAACCGTATATGTCCGAAAGGCCAATTATCAGTCCGCGTCGCAGTCGGGTATCACAGGTTTGGGGTATTGCGGCGACGCGCTGGGCACATTCACCGGTGCGTTCTACGGCAACACCAGCACTTATACCCTCAGCGGCGAACTGCTGAACAATCTGGCGGCGTACATCGCGGAAGGCAACAATACCATTTGCCTCTACAATCCCAGCCCGGTCAAAAGTTCGCAGGGGTACTCCACAAACTACCTGCAATGGTCGGAATGTACCATCACGGTGACGTATGAGGAAGCCGCGTCCAAGCCGACGCTGAACAAGTACTCTCTGACCATGGGTACGGCGGTCACGATCTATACGAACCGGCAGAGCAGCATTGCTACGCACACTGTAAGGTATTCCTTCTTTTCCGAAAGCGGGCTGATCGCTGTGGGTGTTGAGGATGAATGCGCGTGGACGCCGCCCGTTTCGCTGGCTGCGCAAATTCCGAATGCAACCTCCGGCTGGGGCACCATTCTGTGCGATACCTACGTCAACAGCAGTCTCGTTTCAACAAATACCTGTGCTTTTCAGCTGACAGTTCCCGCGTCCGTTGTGCCGTCCATTTCGTCCATATCAATCGCTGAGGCAACTGCAGGCGTTGCTGACCGTTTCGGCGGTTATGTTCGGACGCGCAGCAAGCTGTCGGTCGGCATCACGGCGACGGGCGCACAGGGCAGCAGCATTTCGGCCTACCGTACCAGCATCGACGGCGTGACCTATTCAGGCTCATCCTTCACCACCAATGCGCTGAATACGGCGGGCAATCTCACAATGACCGTAACCATTACTGACTCTCGCGGACGCGCGGCCAGCACGACCCGAACCGTCACCGTGCTGGATTACTCGCCGCCGTCGCTGTCCCAGTTTACTGCCGAGCGCTGCAACGCGGACGGCACTGCCGCGCAGACAGACGGCACGAAAGTACGTATTTCAGCGAAGGCGAGCGGCTCGTCCGTGGGCGGCAAGAATACGCTGGCTTGCACGGTGTACTACAAGCTCAGCAGCGCGGAATCGTGGGTTTCCGCCGTGACGCTTACACCCAGCAATTACGCCATCTCCGAAACCAACCGCCTGCTGTTGCCGACCTTCGACGCGCTGAGCAGCTACGATATCAAAATCCGTGTGCAGGATGTGTTCTACTATATCGAGCAGACGGTCTCCATCGGTACGAAGCAGGTCATGATGGATTTCTATAAGGATGGCACAGGCATCGCCTTCGGAAAGGTTGCTGAAAATGCGGGCAAGGTGGAATTTGGATGGCCGCTACTGCTTTCCGAGCCGCTGGGCGTGGATCAGGGAGGCACCGGCGCTGAAACTGCGTCCGCCGCCTGCACGAAGCTGGGCGCGGTCAAAAAAGCCGGAGATACTATGACCGGCAACCTCGCCATTTCGGGCTATCTGTACCCATCGCTGTACCTGCTGCCCACCTACAACAGCACGACAAACCGCACCGTTTTTGAGGGAAGCTACATCGGCGCTTCCTCCTTTTCCTCATGGGAAGACAGCACAGGCAACAACCGCCGAATGCTGGAAGTGCGCAACGCAGCATATCAGGCGAGTCTGGATTTTGCCGTGCTGCTGCGCACCTGCACGGGCGGCACGTGGGCATCGTATCGACTATTTCACGCGGGCATGGCAACGCCCATTCCGCTGGCGAATGGCGGCACAGGCGCGAGCAGTGCAAAGGCCGCGCTGTCCAACCTTGGCATCTTCTATTCCGCTTCGCTCCCCAGCAGCGGCACGGACGGACAGATCTGCCTTGTGCCAGTCTGATGAGGTGAACCGATGGGCACATTTTCAGCGACGGCCAACAGCAGTTCAACAATCGGTTATGCGCAGTACGGCTCCTCCTCTTGGAGTACGGGCAGCAGCAGTGGTGCGTGTCAGGGTGCGTATCAGGGCACCACGGCGGCGAAATCCCGCGTGGGCGTGATGGTGTTTAACGGCGCGGGCACGGCGCTCAAGGGCAAGCTCATTCAGAGCATTACCTTGACAATTACGTGCTCCGGTGCTGGTTCCGGTTCGTCCGGCAAGAAGCTGACCTTCTGTCAGGCCAACTATCAGAGCCTGAACACCGGCGTTCGCGGTTCTGCGCAGGTGGGCGCGACAATGGGCACGCTGACCGGCAAATTCTACTCGAATACCGTCACGCACACCCTGAACGCTTCCAGCAACGCCGCGCTGTTTGCGGCGATGAAGGCATACTTCGAGGCGGGCAATTCCGCTCTGGTGCTGTACAACGGCGAAACCTCGTCCAGCAGCGGCTATTCCAGCAACTACGCCCGAGTTACCAGCTGCACAATTTCAGTAACCTATATCGACGCGGTGGTCTGGTACCGGGATGGCAGCACGTGGCGGCAATGCACGGTCTGGTATCGGCTGAACGGCGCGTGGGTTCAGGTGGTTCCTTACTACAATTCAGGCGGCACATGGGTGCGCGTCTGAGGGAGGAGATGTAAATGAAAGAACTCTTTGAGCAGGTCATTCGGATGAAGAATTACGACCTGAAAAGCCTGCTGAACTGCATTGATCAGTACCACATCGAGGGCAGGCTGACCGATGCAGAGCGGCAGGAGCTTACGCAGGCGGCTCGGGAAGGCGCGACGACAGACTACGACTATGCCGGGGAGATCAACGCACTGTGGGCGGCGGTTCGCGCCTTGCAGCAAAGCATCTCGCCGCCCGCCGAGCAGGACGAATGGCCGGAATACGTCCAGCCCACCGGCGCGGGCACAGCCTATCAGGTGGGCGACAAGGTTACCTTCAAGGGAGTTCGCTATGTTTGCCGCCTGCCGCACTGCGTATGGAGTCCGGCAGATTATCCCATAGGATGGCAGAAACAGGCATGAGCGGCTGTTCATAACGGACGGTCGTTTTTTAATGCGACAAAACACAAGGAGGACATGAAAATGAGAAACTTTTCCATTGACATCATCTGGGCAAAAATTCAGATGGCCATTACAGCCATCGGCGGCTGGATCGGGTACTTCGTGGGCGGCGTGGACGGCCTGATGACCGCGCTGCTGATCTTCATGGTGCTGGACTACATCACCGGCCTCATGTGCGCCATTGCGGACAAGAAGCTGTCCAGCGCCGTAGGCTTCAAGGGCATCTGCAAGAAGGTGCTGATCCTGATGCTTGTGGGCGTGGCGCACATTGTAGACCTGCACGTGGTGGGCACGGGCGACGCGCTGCGCAGCGCGGTGGTATGCTTCTATCTCTCCAACGAATCCGTGTCCATGCTGGAGAACGCCGCGCATCTGGGACTGCCTATCCCCGAGAAGCTCAAGTCCGTGCTGGCGCAGCTGCATGGGCGCATAGATGAAACTGATGACAAGGAGAGTGAGCAGCAATGAGCGAGAGAATCAATATCCCGTTCACTAATGAACACTTCGTCGCATTCTGCGAGAAGATGCTGGGTCAGCCCTACTGGTACGGCTCGGTCGTCTACAAGTGTACGGAGAGCCTTCGCGCCCGCAAGGCAAAGCAGTATCCGGCGCACTATGGTTCCAGCCGTACCGCCCGGTACCGTGATGACATTGCGAAAAAGAAAGTATGTGCCGACTGTGTGGGCCTGATCAAGGGCTACCAGTGGACGAACGGCGGACAGGGCGTGATCGAGTCCATCGGCACGAGCAAGGCCTTTTCCAGCAAGTACGGTGGCCACGGCTGCCCGGACAAATCCGCCAACGGCATGTTCAGCTACGCGAAAAGCAGGGGCTGTGCGTGGGGCACTATGGACACGCTGCCCGAGGTGCCCGGCATTGCGCTGCGCTTTGACGGGCATGTGGGCGTGTATGTCGGAAACGGCTATGCGGTAGAGGAGCGAGGTTTCAATTACGGCTGCGTGAAAACGAAGGTTTCTTCCCGGAAGTGGACGCACTGGTATCAGATGCCCTTCGTGGATTACGGCGATGCAGTATTCACCGGTGGTAGCGGCGTGAAGCCCGATACCCCTGCAAGTGAGTACACGCTGGGAACCAGAACCCTGAAGAAGGGCAGCAAAGGCACGGACGTGAAAGCGCTGCAGGAGTTTCTGCTCCAGTTGGGCTACAGTCTGCCCCGGTACGGTGCGGATGGTGACTTCGGCGGCGAGACGGAGACTGCCCTCAAGCTATTTCAGGCAAGATCCGGGCTTGCGCAGGACGGCGTGTACGGCAGCGATACCCATAAGGCGCTGATGGACGCGGTTGCAGATCACGACGTGGGAAAGGAACCCGCCGAACCCGATGAGCCCTCTGAACCGTCTGCCGCTAGGCGCGTGCGCATCGTGTGCGATGGCGGCACGGTCAACATCCGCGTGGGCAACGGTACGCAATACGACCGCATCACCGCTACAAGGGACGGTTCGACTTTTAAGTGGGTAGCCACCGCCGAAAACGGCTGGCATGCCGTCGTGGTGAACGGGCGCGTGGGCTGGGTTTCCGGGAAGTACTCGAAACTCGTCTGATCAAATCCTTTATAACGCACAATTGGACGGCCTTCTCTCTTCGGAGGGAGGGCCGCTTTTCTTAAATGGGGGGATACATGATGACACGAGATCAGCAGGAAGAAATTCGGAGATTGCGGGCCTCCGGCGAAGGGTATAAGCGCATTGCCGCGATGCTGGGCTTGTCCGTGAACACGGTGAAATCATTCTGCCAGCGGGACAATGTAAAGCAGGAGACAGGACGCCCCGATGATACCACGGCGAAAAGCTGCGTTTACACGTCGCGGGAAAATGTAACCGGCGAATCCCTCTGCCCGCGGTGCGGAAAGCCCATTGCACAGATACCTGGCAGGCGGGAACGGCTCTATTGCTCGGATGCATGCCGGATGGGATACTGGCGAAGTCAGGCGAAGCCCATGGGCGAGATTCGCCGCTGCGCCGGATGCGGGAAGGTGCTGCTGGGGCATGACCGAAGCCGGATATATTGCTGTCATGCCTGTTATATTGCCCATCGCTTCGGATCCAACAAGAGGTGAGCGTCATGCCGGATAAGACTTCTGTAATAGATGATCAGCCCATGCTGACCCACGATCAGTTCCAGCGTGAACTGTCCTATCGTGCGGCGATTTCCGTCGCGCGGCGATTACTGGAAAATAAATTGATCACTCGGAAGGAATTTGTGAGAATCGATGCAGTTCTGCGCCGAAAATTCTCTCCCGTATGGGGCGGATTGTATCCAGATAACGGTTGATTCTTTCCTCGAAAAGAGGGATATATGGTTGCGGGAGGTGGGAAAACCATCATGGAACAAGCAATGGAACAATCAAAGAAAATGATCATCCACAAGGTAAAGCCCGCCGCGGCCATGCCCCGGCTGGAGCGGGTTGCGGCCTACTGCCGAGTGTCCTCCGGCAAGGACGCCATGCTGCACTCGCTGTCTGCCCAGGTCAGCCATTACAGCGAGTTCATTCAGCGCCGCCCCAGCTGGGCTTACGCAGGGGTGTACGCGGATGAGGCTCTGACCGGAACAAAAGACAACCGCCCGGAGTTTCAGCGATTGCTGGCAGACTGCCGGGCGGGCAGAATCGACCGGGTACTCACCAAGTCCGTCAGCCGCTTCGCCCGTAACACGGTTACGCTGCTGGAAACGGTGCGTGAACTGAAAGAACTGGGCGTGGCGGTTTATTTTGAGGAACAGAACATAGACAGTCTGAGCGGGGACGGCGAGCTGATGCTGACCATCCTCGCTTCTTTTGCGCAGGAGGAGAGCAAAAGCGTGTCGGACAACTGCAAATGGCGCATTCGCAAGGATTTCTCGGAAGGAAAGCCCATGAACCTGCCGCTGATTTACGGTTATCGCAGGAAAAAAGGACGCATCGTTATTGACGAGCGGGAGGCTGAGATCGTTCGCTTCATCTTCCGATCCTGCCTGAACGGCATGGGAAAGGGGCGAATCACGGAGGCGCTGCGTGAGCAGGGCGTTCCCTGCCGGCTGGGTGGCGAATGGCAGACTGAAACCGTGGGTGGTATCCTGAGGAACGAGAAATATACGGGCGACGCGCTGCTGCAGAAAACCTATATTGAAAATCACCTGACGAAGCGAAAATGCCTCAATCGCGGCGAGCTTCCCCAGTATTACGCTGAAAACACTCATCCGGCGATTATCGACCATGAGACGTATGAAAGGGTGCAGGCGCTGATTGCGGAGCGCCGGGAGAAGGCCAATGTGCAAAAGGATGTAACAGCAAGATACCCGTTCACCGGTCTGATCGTCTGCGGCTGCTGCGGTGCGCACTACCATCGCCGGACGAACCTGACCCGCATCACCTGGCAGTGCGTGACCTATCTGCGCCGCGGCAAGAAATACTGCGCCGCCAAGCAGATTCCTGAAGAGACGCTGCATTGCATTGCCTGCGAAGTACTGGGCGTTCATGAAATCACAGAGGAGAATATTCAAACTTTGGCTGAAATCCGAGTTCCTTCTCCCAATCACATCGTTTTTGCTTTCAAGGATGGCCGTGAAATAGAGCGCGTCTGGCAGGATCGTTCCCGTGCCGAAAGCTGGACGGACGAGATGAAGGAAAAAGCCCGGGCACAGATGAAACGGAGGTATAGACATGCGTGAGATGGCAATGAACACCGCTGCAGCAAACGACCTTGTGAGAATCAGTCCCAATGGCACGAAGGTGCGCACCATCCCAGCCACCGTCCAGCGGTTTGCGCCGGCCATGCCCTTACGCGCCCGGCTGCGCGTGGCGGCTTACGCCCGAGTCAGTACCGACGAGGAAGAGCAGCTTTCCTCCTACGAGGCGCAGGTGGACTATTACACGCGCTACATTCAGTCCAACCCCGAATGGACGTTCGTTGAGGTTTATGCGGACGAAGGCCTATCTGGTACGAACACCAGAAAGCGCAGGAACTTCAATCGCATGATTGACGATGCACTGGCGGGAAAGATCGACCGCATTGTCACCAAGTCAGTCAGCCGTTTTGCCCGAAACACAGTTGATACGCTGACCACCATCCGCAAGCTCAAGGAAAAGGGCGTGGGCGTGACGTTTGAAAAAGAAAATATCGATACGCTAGACAGCAAGGGCGAGCTGCTGATTACGATCATGTCCAGCCTTGCGCAAGAGGAGAGCCGCAGCATCTCCGAAAACGTCACCTGGGGCTGGCGCAAGCGCATCTCGGACGGCAAGGTGTCCGTGGCGTACTCCCATTTTCTTGGATATGAAAAAGGCGAGGACGGTTTCATGCAGGTGGTGGAGAGCGAAGCGAAGATTGTCCGGCAGATCTACGGGATGTTTCTGGACGGGCAGACGCCCTCGAGCATTGCGGCTTTTCTGACGAAGCAGCGCATACCCACGCCCGCCGGCAGGGAAAAATGGCAGAGCAGCACGGTGAAGTCTATCCTGACCAATGAAAAATACAAGGGCGACGCGCTGCTGCAAAAGACGTTCACGGTGGACTTTCTGAGCAAGAAGGCCAAGATCAACGAGGGCGAAGTACCGCAATATTATGTGGAAAAGAGCCATCCCGCCATCGTCAGCGCGGAGGTGTTCGATCTGACGCAATACGAAATGAGGCGCCGGGCGAGAAAGGGACGGCACACCAGCGCAGTCAGCGTCTTCTCGGATAAGCTGGTCTGCGGAGAGTGCGGCGCGGCCTACGGCAGCAAGGTCTGGCATAGCACGGACGCATACCGCACCATGATCTGGCGCTGCAACGAGAAATATGCCGTAAAAGGGCGACCCTGCCCCTCGCCTCATCTGCGAAATGAGGAGATTCAGAACGCTTTCGTACAGGTGGTCAATCAGGTGATTGAGCGGAAAGACGAAGTCCTTTCAACCCTTCAGGAAGCGCTGACCACATTAACGGATAGCGACGGTCTGGAACACGAGATTGAGCGCCTGCAGGCAGAGCAGGATGTAGTCGCCCAGCAGATGAGCCGTATGATCCGTGAGAACGCTGAAGTCGCGCAGAATCAGGCAGAATACAACGCACGCCTCCAACCGCTGGAAGATCGGTATGAAGCGCTGAAAGGCGCTATGCTCAGAGCAAAAGAAGCCATCTCCGAGCAAACCGGTCGCCGCCGAAGGCTGGAAGCGTTCATGCGCGAACTGCGTGAAAGCAGTCTGCTGACCGTCTTCGATGAGCGTGTCTTTCTTGGAACAGTTGAACGAATCACCGTATTCAAAGGGGCGAGCAGGGGCGAAAAGCGGCTTGTCTTTCGGTTCAAAGATGGCAGGGATGTGGCAGTTTCCCTATAAGGCGGCGGTGCTTTTCGCGACGGAAAACGGTGGTATTTGCGGATGCTCGAACAACGGAAAACAGCCCGCAAGCGAAGCAGGCGACTTAGGAAGAGTCGGTTGCTGAGTTTGCGGGATTTTCTATATCGGGACAAGCCGTCGCAAAATTATGGAGTTTATGGCAGACCCCAAAATGCCCGTAGCATCAGCATTTTCAGGCATGTTCCATACGGCTTTTGACGGCTTATATTTTTCAGCAGGCCGCCAGCAATACAACCGCCTGACGACGTTGGTCGGGCAGACTGTGTCCGTAAAAGTCCAGCGTCGTGCGGGCGGAGCCGTGGCCCAGGAGCGCACTTACCGTCTGAATATCTACACCCAGCTCCAGCAGCCGTGTGGCAAAGCTGTGACGAAGGGTATGGAAATGAACATCCGTCAGGCCAACCGCTTCCATGAACCGGGAAAAGCGCCGCTGAAGCGTGCGCGGCTCGGCAGCATGGGCGGACGCGCTGAAAACAAATTCGCCGGCGGGGCCAGCTGCCATCAAATTCTTCAGCTTCGCCAGCAGAAAGTCAGGTGCCGGCAGTACGCGGTGCGAACGCCTGGACTTGGGCGAACCGAGTATCAGCAGCGTTTTGCGCCCACGTTCGTTGCGACCCTGCGCCACCCGCTGGGCGGTGCGTCGGACGGTGATGGTTTTCTTTTCCCAGTCGATATCCGACCATTTTAGGGCGCTTACCTCGCCCAGCCGCATGCCGGTGTACAGGCTCAGCAGCACAGGCAAATCCCCGCGCTCGTCTGCTGCCAAACGTACTTTTTCCTGTTCGGAACGGCTCAATACCCGCTGTTCCACCTGTTCTCCCTGCCGGATTTTCAGCTTCCGGCAGGGATTTTTTCTTATTACCCCTTCGTCCAGCGCGAATCGAAGGGCAGCGGAAAGCAGGCGAAACACGCCTTTGACAGTGCTGGCGGAGAGGCCTGCAGCGTACATGTTCTCCGTGAACTCATATGCCAAAGCAGGGGTAAGCTGCGTCAAATACAAGCCGCCCAGTTCTGGGAGGATATGCTTATTGATCTGTGTCAGATACGTTTGATAAGAAGAGGCTTTTATACTGCCCAGCATCTCGTTTTCCATCCAGTGCATCATCCATTCCCGCAGGGTAATCCTGCATCGTGCGGGCGGCTCAGTCAGCGGGCGCACCAGTACGGCCTTGTGCTCCGCCAGCCTGTTTCTGACTTCCATGTACTGGTAGCCGTAGACGTATCCAAACCGGGTCTTACCCTCCGCGGTTTTGCCGATCACATATCGTCCCTCGTAGCGGCCGTCCTTCCGCCTGTAGATATTTTCACCATGTCTGCACATGCTTTTGTTCCTCCATCGCTTGTATTCGCTTCATTATCGCACTCAAATCGGAGCGTCGGTCTGACGGCATTTTGACGGCTTAAAGGATGAGAGCCCTACGGCGTTCTGCTTCGGCCTTGATTCCGTCAAAGGCAAAGAGATTCTGTTTGTTGCGTGATAAAATAACGTAAATCGGCCATTTGCCGGCTTCATTTTGGTTGACAGAATAAGGATTTCAATTTATAATATAGTAGAGGATAAAGAGGTTTAGCTCATTATCCATTCATCGTCGCAGAATCCATAATTTTGCGACATCCCTCTCTTGACAGCAGGATACCACAGTCTCATTACGGGAGACTGGATGGAAATCAGCATCATGTCGGGAGAAAACAAAGCGCACAGGTGATCCTTCCCCTTCCCGCCGGAGCAACATCGCGCGAGGGGGAATTGCATATCCGATGCGTTTGTCCTGCGGGACGACAGCTTGCCCTACAAGATACACGATTGAGTTCAGCGGTATGGCGGAAGGCGAGATATACGAAGGAGCAGCGAGCCGAGAAAGCCCTGCGCAAAGCGGGCGGCAGGATCGGAGGGCGAAGCTATGGGCAGTTTGCAGCAGGAAAGCGCGCAGCGGCTTGAAGCGGATGCGCATGAGGAAAGCGTCGCTTACGGCTGCCTGTTCTGCGTGACGGGAAAGGAGCAGAGCGTGGCGGAACGCGTTCAGGCCGCCTGTCCGGACGTTCGGGCGATCACGATGCGAAAGATCAAGTACCGAACGTGCAGAAAGGTGAAGCAGACGGAGGAAGCCATCGTTCTTCCCGGCTACGTCTTTTTCAAGGCTCCTTCCTATATCGAGCCGGTGCTGATTTTTCCTAGGCAAAACGTAATTCGGGCGCTGTCCATGGAAGGCGACTGGCGGCTGCGCGGTGCGGACGAGGAGTTTGCGCGCTGGCTGTTCCGCTACGACGGGCTGCTGAGTCTTTCCCAGGCGTATCGGGACGGCGACAGGATCCGCATCATCAGCGGGCCGCTGAAGGATATGGAGGGCAGGATTCGCCGGGTGGATAAGCGCGGCATGAGCGGGCAGGTGCTCCTCTTCTTTAACGGCAGGGAGATCCCAACATGGCTCAGCTTTGAACTCATCGACCGAATGGATTGACAAACGCCCTCAGAAAGCAGGAGATACACGTGCGAAAGAACCATCGTCACCGGCGCAGGCGCCTTTCGGG